GGCATCTTCTGCCGTGACAACATCAGCGTGAACGCTTAATAGGAGGTAAAACAACATGGCACTGAATCTTAAGGAAGTCTTTGCCCCGGCTGCGATTGCCGCCTATTGGACGAACGACCCCACTAATGCGATGCCCTTTGCATCTGACGCACTGTTCCCCGCCAAGAAGAAGGCCGGTCTCGACCTGAAGTGGCTGCGTGGTCACAAGGGCGTTGGCGTTTCCCTGATGCCAAGCGCATTTGACGCAAAGGCGACGTTCCGCACTCGCGAGGGCTTCAAGTTCGATGAGACTGAGATGCCGTTCTTCCGTGAGGGCTACCATCTGGGCGAGAAAGACCGTCAGGAAATCCTGCGTGTTCTGGACAGCAACGACCCCTATGCCCGTGATGTGATGAACCGTCTGTACGATGACACCGCTCAGCTTATCACTGGTGCTCGTATCGTGCCTGAGCGCATGATCTGGCAGCTTCTGGCTCCCGCCAATGGCGCTCCCGGCATCACCATCAAGGCAAACGGCGTGAACTACACCTACAATTACGACCCGGACGGCGGCTGGAAGTCCACCAACTTTAAGGATATCAGCGGTGTCGCTAAGTCTAAGTGGTCTGCTGCCACCGCCACTCCCATTGCTGACCTGAACGCTGCAAAGGATGCTGTTCTGGCAAGCGTGGGTGAAATCGTGACTGAGGTGTACATGAACACCGCCACCTTCCGCAACATGATCGCTGCGGACGAGGTGAAGAATCGGTTTATGACTGTCACCGCAAAGGCAAACGCCGTTCTGCTGGATAGCGAAGCACGGCAGATTATCGAATCTGCAACCGGTCTGACCATCCATCTGTATGACAAGATGTTCAAGGCAGACCAGTACAGCGCGAGTGAGAAGTATCTGCCTGACGGCATGGTTGTGATTGCTCCGTCCGGCGCTCTGGGCAGCACTTGGTACGGCACTACTCCTGAGGAAGCCGACCTGCTGTCTGGTCAGTCTGGTGCATCCGTGTCCATCGTGAATACTGGCGTTGCCATTACCACTGAGCTGACCATTCACCCGGTCAACGCCAACGTCTATGCTTCTGAAATCGTCCTGCCGTCCTTTGAGCGCATGGACGCTGTGTACTGCATCAAGGCTTACTAAGGCGAAAGGAGGAAAGCAGCATGGGAGACCAGTATTCCGAAGCGGCAGTCAAGCTGGGACAGTACATTGCCCCTGCACTTGACCGTGAAATCACGGACGAGGACTACCCACTCTTCGACCTGCTGCTTGATTTTGCCAAAGACAAGATATTTGCACAGGGCTACCCATTCGGCAACAGGCCGGACGAGTTGCCCTTGCAGTATCAGTCGTTGCAGATACGCATTGCAGCGGAACTGTACAACCATATCGGCGCAAACGGACAGACGAGCTATACCAACAACGGCATTACTCGTGTGTGGGAAAGTTCCGATGTGGCACAGTCCCTGCTAAATGAAGTAGTTCCGAGAGTAGGTGTTATCGGCTGATGTTTAATGGAAGCCCGCTGGATAAGCGCCCGCTGTGGTACTCAAACCCGGTTGGCGGAAAAACGCCTGTTGTTGACGAGTGGGGAAACGAAACCGGCGAAACATCGCAGACGTGGAGTGACCCCGCAAAGCTGATGCTGAACGTCAGCCCGCCTACTGGTTCTGCGGAAGCAAACCCTTTTGGAGCGTTTACGGATTATAGCTACGTTGTCAGTTCGTCCAGCAAAAAGCGCAATACACCGCTTTATGAAGGCACACACGTCTGGTTTCAGACAGACGTTTCAAAGCCCTTCAATTTCACTGTGGCCAAGGTTGCAGAGCATATCACGGATACGCTGTATGCGCTGAAAGAGGTGGCTGCAAGTGAAAATTAAAGTGAGGTTGAGCGATGCTGGACTTCGTGATGCGGAACGTCAGATACAGGAGTACAAGGCCACCCTGAACAAAAAGGCGCAGGAGTTTGCAAAGGCGTTGGCTGATAAAGGACTTGACGTGGCAAAAATTCGTTTTGCGAACGCACAGTATGCTGGTAGCAACGATGTTTCTTGCCATGTTGAGCAAAACGGAGCCGCCTGTTCCATTATTGCTGAGGGCAAATCGGTTGCTTTTATCGAGTTTGGTACTGGCGTTATGCACTCTGCTTATGGCGGCGAACTTCCTAATGGTGTGGGTGAGCACGGCACATACGGCAAGGAAAACGGCAAGCATAAGCGTTGGTACTACTACGGCGAAACCGGCAATGCTGGCACACCTGTCAAGGAAGTAGACGGCAAAGGTCAGCTGAATTACACCAGCGGTAACGATGCAGCTATGGCTATGTGGGGGGCTGTTGAGGAAATGGCTTCTCAAGTTGAAGCAACGTGGAGGGAGGTTTGGAATAGTTGATCGATTATTTCAATTCTATCTTCACGGCCGTTGCTAAGGAACTGCGAAAGCAAGCGCCCGGCATCTTCGTTACTGGTGAAATCAATGACAGCAACGTCAAGAAGTTTCCGTGTGTGCAGATAGAGGAAAACAGTAATCTTCCTGTACACATTGATTCTGCTGGTCACAGCAAGTACGCTGCCGTTTCCCTGCGTGTGCGGGTCTACTCCAACAAGAACACCGGGCGTATTGCAGAAGCGCGTTCCATCGTTGGAATCGTGGATTCTGTTCTTGAACCGCTTAAATTTTATCGCAAGTCGTTTGCCCCGTTGAATGGGCTGTACAACAATTCCGTCTATCGGATTGATTGCAGCTACGGGGCAACAATCGGAGAGGACGGAATGATTTACCGAAACTAAGGAGGTAAACATTCTATGAGTACTGCTATCTCCGGTCTGAACACTACCCTTTACTGTGGCGAAAGCGCAACAACTCTGAAGAAGCTGTGCGACATTAAGGATGTGCCCGACCTGATCTCCGACCCGAACCTTCTGGATGCAACCACCCTGTCTGATGGTATGCAGAAGCAGATTTTTGGCATTGTTCAGGCTGATACCAAAGCCTTTACTGCAAACTACAACAAGACCGACTACGCCGCCGTCAAGGCTGCTGGTTATGACGATACCTCTGAGAGCAACGTGGACAAGTACTACGCCCTGAAAATGCAGGACGGTTCCGGCTTCACTTGGCAGGGTATGCATCAGGTCGGTCTGTCCGGTTTTGGCGTGGACGAGGTCGTGGAAATGACCATCAATTGCATCTTCCACTCTACCCCGAAGTTCAGCGAGAGCCTGACCATTAACGGCGGCTAAACCGCACAAATCGAATCAATCAAAACGAGCAGAACTGAACAACGGATTTGGTTCTGCTCCTATTTATAAAGGAGAGCATTTATTATGGCTGCTAAGGTTATCAACTTTCATTCCCCCGATGGCAAGAACACTTACGAGCTGACTTTCACCCGCGAGAGCGCCGAAGCCACTGAACGCAACGGCTTCCAGATCTACGAGTTCTCTAACGGCATCAACCCCATCAAGAACACCTCTGCTCTGTTCTATGGTGCATTCATTGCCCGCAACAAGGGCATCAAGCGCAAGCTGGTCGATGATATGCTTGCGCACATCGAGGACAAGGAAGGTCTTATGGCCGCCCTGATGGAGATGTACGCGGATTCTATCAAGGCTCTGGTTGCCACCGATGAAGAGGACAAGACCGCAAAAAACGCAACGTGGGAGATTGTGTAACCTCACAGTCTCAGGGATCGGACAGCCATACAGAGCCATTCTCTGTGTCTAAGCTGTTCCACGATGTAGAAGCCTATTACATCTCCATTGGCATGACCTATGACCAGTTCTGGCGTGATGACGTCTGGCTGGCAAAGGTTTACCGAGACGCGGAAGAACTACGCGCCCGCAGAGCCAATGTTGAAGCGTGGAGAAATGGCTTCTACACGGAATCTGCGCTTTCCTCTACGGTTGGCAATATGTTCCGCAAGAAAGGGTCTAGCCCCATCAAGTACATGGATAGGCCGATTCCTCTCACCCAGAAAGAGCAGGACGAGTACGAATACCAACGCGCACTGGAAGCGCAGAAACGCATCAAGAGTGCAATGTTCTCTATGATGAATCAGAAGGACGGTGGTAGCAATGGCTGATGTTGATATTACAAGCTTATCCGTAGAAATCTCTGCGGAATCGCAGGGTGCAGAGCTTAACATTGACAAGCTTGCTACCGCAATTTCTAATTTGCGGACAAAGGGCAGCGTTGGCAAGGTTTGTACAAGCCTTGATAAACTGTCTAGTTCCATTTCCGCGCTGAAACAAGCGTCTGCCGGCATTTCCGGTCTGGATAAGGTCACAAACTTCCTGAATGGCATCTCTTCTGTCAACACAACTGCTGGCGTGAAGGGCGTTAACTCTGTTGTAAATGCCATCAAGAAGATTCCAAACGCGGTATCTGCTCTGAACGGCGTGGACTTCTACTCCATGTCTGGTAGCATCACGCAGCTGACGAACGCTCTTGCGCCCCTGTCCATTTTGGATATTTCTGGTTTGAAATCGCTTGGCAGCGCATTCAAGGCGATTGGTACTGTGCCAGACCTGACTGACAAGCTAAAAGCGGCAGACCTTGATTCTTTTGCGGATTCTTGCCAGAAGATATCCACCGCTCTTACTCCCCTTGCATCTCAGCTTGAAACGGTAGGCAACGCCTTTGCAAAACTACCTCCGCAGTTGAGCAAGGTTGTGACACAGGCTAACCGTGTGACCGCTGCCAACGAACGGCAGAAAAAAAGCTACATGAGCCTTTCCAGCCAAATGAACAGCTTCATGCGGAACATGGCAAAGCTGGTCTCGTTAAAAGCTATTGCGACCTATCTTGGCAACGCAGCGGAGAAGTTCAATAGCTATTATGAAGCTGCAAACCTGTTCGGCGTGTCCATGAAGGGGCTAACCGGCGAAGCAAGCACGTTCATCAACAAGATGGAGACCCTGCTTGGCATCGACCCCACCGAAGCCATGAACAACATGGCAACGATTCAGGGTCTGACCACTTCGTTTGGCTTGGCAAGCGACAAGGCGTATGTGCTGTCCAAGAACCTGACGCAGCTTGGCTACGACCTTGCTTCTTTGAAGAATATTCCTGTTGCGGAATCCTTTACGAAGATTCAGGCGGCTATTTCCGGCGAACTTGAACCGATTCGCCGTCTGGGTGTCGATATTTCTAATGCTCGGTTGCAGCAGGAACTGCTTAATCTTGGCTATTCGCAGAGCGTTTCTACCCTGTCTCAGGCTGATAAGGCTGTTCTGCGGTACATTGCCATCATGAAGCAGACCACCGATGCACAGGGAGACTTCGCCCGCACTCTGTCCAGCCCTGCCAATATGATTCGCATTTTGCAGGCACAGCTGAACAGTCTGGCTCGCGCTGTTGGTTCTCTGCTCTACCCTGCTTTAAAATCCATTCTCCCGCCGCTGATCGCGGCTGTTGAGCTGGTCAAAGAGCTTGTGACCGGCATTGCATCCATGATGGGCGTCAAGGTGGAGTTCCCGGATTTTAGCAGCGCAAGCGATGCTGTTGGTGGCGTCACGGATGCAATGGATAACACCACCAAAGCGACCGGCAAGGCTGCAAAGGCGTTCAAGAACTACATCATGGGCTTTGATGAACTGAACGTCATCCAGAAGGACAATGGCTCTTCCGGTGGTTCCGGCTCTGGTGTTGGCGCTGCTGGCAACATCTTAGGCGATGTAGACCTGTCCGGCTACGATATGTTCAAGAACTACGTTGGTTCTTCCGTTGATGAAATCAAGGCAAAACTTGAAAAGCTGCTTCCGCTTATCTCTGGAATTGCAGCCGGTTTTGCAACATGGGCAATTAGTAATGCCGTTCTTACTGCTCTTGAAAAAATCAAAGGCGAAGGTTCTTTGATTGAAGCAGTCTTGAAGCTTTGGAAAAACCCGATAATGGCAGCTGCGGTTGCCGTTGGCATTATCGTTGCAAGGTTTGTAAGCCTTTATCAGAATAGTGAGAAATTCCGAAAAGGTCTTGAGCGTGTAAGGGCGCTTGTCTACCTCGCAGCGGAAGGATTCAAACAGGGCTGGAACATATCGCTTACCGATGGGAAACTTGGAGAATCCATTGAATACCTGAAAGAATCTCTTTCCAATCTCGGACAATCTATCCTGAATTTGCTCCCTGAAAGCTGGCAGGAAGGAATCACTTCCGCGTTTGATTCCATTTCAAAAGTTGTGAAGAAGCTCGACCTTGACGTTTGGGATTTAGTTACAACGCTTGCTGGCATCGGACTTATCGTATCCGGTCATCCTGTTGCGGGTCTTGCTGTTATAGGATTTGAAGCTATTTCCGTAGCCGTTCGCGGGCTTGGAAGTGAAAATCAGAAAACTGCCTTTGGAATGGAAACCGACTGGTTCAATTCCTTCAAGTCTATTGGCGAAAGCGTTGCAAACTTTGCGGCTGCTGCCGTTACCGCGATTGGGAACATCATTAACGATATTGCAATCTTTGTTGGTTGGATTAAAAACGGAGTTTCCGAAACAGACCGCTTGGATTTGCAGATGAACGGCAACTTCATTGAAAACTTTGTGATGGGCATTGCCCAAACAATCCACAATATAGGCGTTTTTGTTGGTTGGATTACAAGTGGCGTTGATGAAGCTGACCGGCTGGCAGTTGCAGCGAACGGAAATTTTGCAGAAAAGTTCATCCTTCTGATTGCTGACGTTATCAACGGAATCAAAGAAGCCGTGAAGTGGTTCGGAAAACTGATTGAAAAAATCTCGAAGTTCAATCCTGTTAGCGTTGGCAAAAACATCATAGATGGCATTACAAAAGGCATCGTTGGCAAAAAGAACGTTGCGGATGATGCTGTCAAGGTTGTAACGGACGGAATCCAAGAAGAAGCACAGACTGAACTTGGCATCCACTCCCCTTCCAAAGTTTTCAAGGGCTATGGTGTCTACCTCATAGAAGGTCTTGTGAACGGCGTCTTAGCCACTAAAGACCTTGCGGTGAAAGCAATCCAGTCCGTGTCTGACGCGGTAAAGACCATCGGTTCTCAGCTGGCAGATGAAAACTACGGTCTGGGCAATGGCTCTATCAGCCTTTCCGTTGACGCAAGCGGAAAGTCCATGATGGAAACCGCAAATGCGCTGAAACGCACGATGCGCACCACCAATGATAGTTTCGGCGGTTGGTTCAAGAAGATGAAAACCGACTTGGGCGACTTCACAGAGGGCATCAATGCTATTACTAAGGCGGGTAAAGACATCTCAAACGGCTTTAAATCCTCCATTGACGCCCTTACCGCTGCATCGAAGTCCATCCTGAACACACATGATGGTTTTGTGAGCGCAGTCTCTGATATCCGGTCTTTTGTGAAAAAGAGCGTTGCGGAGATTGAAAACGAGTACCAGTATAACGGCTTCTTTGGCGCTGCTGGTCTTGCCATCCAAAAGGCGTTTGAGGGCGTGTACCTTGTTTTTGAAAAGGTTTCCACTGCTATCAAGAACATATCCGACACCATTGACAGCGTGAAGAACGTTATTACCACCTTTAATAACCTGAAAACCAAAGTTGGCGAGGTCATCGACCAAGTTCCCGCTTTGAAACAGGCGTATGGTGGCCTGAAATCGTTCTTTAGTGACCTGTTCAACAAGGATAGCGGCATTGGCAAAATCGTGTCTGACGGCTTTGACTTCATCAAAACGAAAGCTGGAGACGTAGCAAACTGGTTTAAGGAAAAGCTCAACATTGGAAGTTCCGGCAGCTCTGCTGGTGGCGGTTCGTTAGGAGCTCTCGGAAGTACAGCGGCTTCTGGCGGCGCATTGTCGCATCTTGGTGCATACGGTGGAATAGGCGCTGGTGTTGGCCTTGGCCTTTCTGGTGGCATCCAGTGGTGGAAGGACATGATAGGCACTTGGGGTGATTCGGACAAGTCCGCAGGTACAAAAGTTCTTGAATCCATAAAACACACCCTTTGGGATTTGTCGCCTATTGGAGCACTCGTAAATCTTGGTAAAAAGATTTTTGGCTTTGCAAGTGGCGGTTTCCCCGATGCCGGGCAGCTGTTCATCGCCAGAGAAGCCGGTGCAGAGATGGTCGGCTCTATGGGCGGGCACACAGCAGTTGCAAACAATGACCAAATCGTTGAGGGCATCCGCGAAGGTGTTGAAGCTGCAATGGAGCGTCAGAATCAGCTTCTGCGCCGTCAGAACGAGCTGCTGCAGGCTCTGCTTGAGAAGGAAGGGAGCGCAGAGATCAACGTGTCCAGCTTCTATCAGGCAGTGAACAGAACGAACCAGCGCAACGGCAAAACAATTATCCCGGTAGGTACTTAAAGGAGGGGCATTTATGGAACTTGACCAGTACAATCCGATTCGGAGCGTGGATGGGCAGTATCTTAAATGCCCCTCTTCTTATCAGTGGCGATTGCAGGACATCTCGGCATCCGATGCCGGACGTACAGAAGATAACAAGATGGACAAGAAACGTCTTGGCCAGTGCGTCAAGTTGGAACTGGAATGGAAGTACACCACGATAAAAGAAGCCGCTGCTATCCTGAAAGCGTTCAACCCGGAATACATCAACGTTACCTATCTTGACGCAATGGCTGGCGATTGGAAAACCAGCGAGTTCTACGTTGGTGACCGTGCTGTTCCGATGTATAATTCGCGGATGAATCGCTGGGAAGGGATATCTTTTAACATCATTGAAAGGGCTGCACACTGATGGTCAATGTATCGCAAGATATCATAAAATCCTTCAACGAGGGCAACAAACAGACTGCCCTTATTGAGGTTACTGCTGGCAGCAAGACGTTCACCATCACCGATGCAGATATCATTCAGGGCGGGTTGAAGATTGACCGGTACTGCGTGACCAACAGCAAAATCGAGGTCGGTTCTGCGGTTGCGTCTGAACTGTCCTTGAAGCTGCAAAACTACGATGGCAAGTTCAATGATGTTTCCTTTGAGGGCGCTGTCCTGAACGTCAAAATCGGCATCAAACTGTCCAGCGTTCTTGAGAGTGCAACGCTAGGCAAGGGCATTCTAAGACGCATGATTCTTGGCTCTGCGTCCTCTGACCAAGACGTTGCGTATGTTCCCTGCGGTCTTTTTATCGTGGACACCCCGCCCCGCAAACTGAGCACAATAAGCATCTCTGCGCTGGACTACATGGTCTTGTTTGACCGCGAGGTGAACGCTTCTGCACTCTCCTTCCCTATCCACGTTGATGCGCTTATCCAGAAAATTTGCTCCATTTGCAACGTCACGCTTGCAACGGATGTTTCGGTGCTGCCGAACCACTATTTTAGCATCGGCGGTCTGCCTGATACAAACCAGACTTTGACCTACCGCCAGCTTTTGCAATGGTGTGCGCAGCTTACAGGCACTTGCGCATTCATGGATGGCAGCGGACGGCTTGTGCTGAAATGGTACGAGCAGACTGGTGTGACCATCACCGCAAGTGAGCGTTATTCCAGCGATATGTTGGAGAACGACATCACCATTACAGGTTTTACCTGTGACGATGGCAACGGCAACACCTACCTGTCCGGCACAGCAGATTATACGCTTGACCTGAGTGACTGCGGCTTCCTGACCAACGCCTACGAGGGTGTTTTGAAGGAATTGCAAACCGCACGCGGCGGGTTTGCTTACCGTCCATACAGCGCCACCATCAAGTCTGCACCGTATCTGTTTCCGCTGGACATGATACGCTACAAGGACAAAGACGGCGTTGTACATGATACCATTGTCACCAACGTTACGCTGGCTCTGAACTGCAACACAGCGATTTCCGGTGCGGGCGAGACGGTCACAAGTTTTTCTTACGCGCAGTCCACAAGCGGCGTTACGAGCCAACAGGCTGCGACCGACAGAGCGAACCTTGAAAAGATAAACCAGACTGCTACGCAGACTAACCAGAACAAGCAGGACTTGACGCAGTTCAAGACACAGTATTCTTCTGATTTCAAAAAGACGCAAGCTGAAATTGAATCCCGCGTCACGAAGGAAACGTACCAGACTGACATGGCTGGCGTTTCTACGCGCATCGGTGCAGCGGAAACAAAGATTTCTCAGAACGCTGATGCTATTATTCTTCGTGCAACAAAAGAAGAGCTTTATAGCATGATAACGTTTACTCCTGAAAATGGGTTGGTCGTCACTCGTAGCGACTGGGAAGGCAAAGTTCAAATCACCGGTCAAAACGTACAAGTCGTTCGCGGAAACAATAAAGTTATTATAAACAACAATGGCATAGACATAACGAATGCCTATGGAAGTGTTTCTATATACAGCGGTGGCATATCTTTTCACGGCATTCGCAACAGTAAGATTTTTGAATGGCCTTATGAAAAAGATTCTTATGGCAACCCGATAGGCGAATTCGCTGCGCAAACTACAAAAATCGATCTTTCGTCCTACTCGTCTGTAATGCTGGTCTATGACACGCATAAAGATGGAACATGGTTTTCAGGTGGCGGCGGTGCTGGTAGACTTACGGTCGTTCTTCCTGTTAATGGGCAAACGTACTCTTATGCTTATCCGTGGAATACGGTACACTGGCGAAAGGTAACAGTATCATATAATGGTATCACTTTTGGAAATGGAAACGAGAGAACGTCCGACTATAAAAATAACGTTATAACTGGCGTGATACATTTGGAAGTTCCTATTTCTGATGGTGTTAATAAAAACGATAAGGTTTGCCGCCCGTTGGAACTATACGGTTTTATGTGAGGTGGATATCATGGAACATTTCAAGTTCAAGTGCAAAGTCGGATTGGATGGTCGATTGTATGGCGGCGGGTGGTGTCATGAAAGCGTTATTCCAAACCCGCTGCCGCCTGATGAGATTCTGTTCGATGACCTGTCAGGAATGACAGAAGGGTTTTATACAGATTATTTGTGGGATGGAGCCAACTTGATATACAGCCCCGTACCAACAGCCGATGAGCCTGTTAATACCGAAACGGAAACGGCTTTTACGCAAACCAACGAAAATGAAGAGGAGGTGACATATCAATGAGCTATCAGAAGCAGAACTTTGCAAACGGCGAAGTGCTTACCGCTTCGCAGCTGAATCACATGGAGGACGGTATTGCAAAAGCTAATGAAAATACGAATTCTGGCTCCGGCCTGAGCGAGACCAGCAAGACCCTGCTGCTGTCCCTTTTGGAAAACGCCGCCTACACCAGCCCCTCCATGCAGGCGCAGCTGAACGCCTTGCGCACCGAGTGGAGCAGCGGCGGTGGCAGCGGTGGCAGTGACAAGATTCCGGTGCAGAGCATCAGCCTGAGCAGCAGCGCCCTGACCCTGAACGAGGGCGAGAGCAAGACCCTGACCGTTACCGTGCTGCCTGCGGATGCCACCTATGGCGATCTTGTTCTTAACTTTAGTCCGGGAAGTTTCGTTTCTAATTCAGGCGTACCTGTTAAGCTATCTAAAAATGTGTACAGATACACTTTGAAAGCTTTAAAGGCGGGCACTTGCACGGTGACCGCCACCGCAGGCGGCAAGAGCGCCAGCTGCACCGTGACGGTGGAAGCAGCCGAGACGGCACAGCTGATCTACACCCTGCCCGCCGAAACGGAGCTGACCAACGGCTTTGACACCGGTCTGAAGCTGCTGGAGCACGCATCCACCGAGTCGCCGCAGTACACCATTCTGGTGGACGCAAAGGCGGGGGACAACTTTGACGCAAGCACATGGCCTGCTTTCCTGCACTGCCTGACCGAGACCGGCAGCACCGCCAACCTGCCCGGCTTCAACTCCACCAGCAGTCCGCTGAATAATAAGACGGAGTTCGCCTACTACAACTACGGCGGCGTTACCCTGTCGGACAGCATCGAGCACCTCAAGACCCGCACGCGGTATGTGGTGCAGCTTGATGGTAAAAAGTACCGCGGCGGCAGCACCTACTGCCCGATGACCGGGTGGCTGACCAGCAACAGTGCGATCATCGATGTGCCCCAGACCTTCCTGATCGGTGCGGCACAGAGCGCGGACGGCAGCAAAAAGCAGCAGTTCTGGTTGGGCACGCTGTATCAGTGTAAGGTGTACAAGGGGCTGCTGAGCGATGAGAAAGTGAACGAGTACATCGAAAAGGGGTGGTAAAATGGAAGGATACAGTATCAGCGGCCAGATCATCAGCCCGCTGGCGGGAAAAGCACTGTACATTGCAGGCGACAGCATCGCCTATGGCAAGGGCAGCGCGGGCGGCTACGGCAAGTGCATTGCAGACCGGTACGGAATGCAGCTGATCAACGAAGCGGTGGACGGTGCAACGCTGGCGACACTGGTCCCTGACAATGTGAACGGCGGTTACCGCACCAGCATCGGCATGACCGTGAAAAGCTCTACGGAGCTGGAAAAGGCAGACTATATCCTGCTGGAGGGCGGCGTAAATGATGCGTGGAACAAGGCCCCTGTGGGCACCTTGACGGATGGTTTTGCCGCCACCTACGATGAAACGACCATGACCGGCGCACTGGAAAAAATGCTGGAGTATCTGGCGAAAAACTACAGCGACAAGCGCGTGGCCTATGTGTTCCCCCACGGCGGGCTGTTCGGCAGCAGCGAAAACTGGTACAAGACCTACAAGCCCGCCATCCTTGCAGCGCTGCAGAAATGGGGCGTGCCCTACGTGGACATTGCAGAAAGCACCCCGCCCATGGGCGGCCACGGCATCAGCGGGCTGAGCGGCAAGTACACCGGCGATGGCACACACCCCAACAAAGCAGGCTACGAGCGGTTTTACATGGAGCCCATCGCTGCGCTGCTGAAGCGTATGTAAAGAAAAGAAAGGACTGATATCATGCTTCCTATCATGGACGTATCCCGCTGGCAGGGGCGCATCAACTGGGACAAGGTCAAGGCAAGCGGCCTTGTCTCCGGTGTGATGCTGCGGGCGCTGGGCAACAGCCCGAAAGACGCACCCAGCAAGCCGTACATCGACCCCACATTTGAGCGCAACTACGCCGAGTGCCAGCGACTGGGCATCCCCTGCGGCGTGTACTACTACTGCAAGGCGGTCAACACGGCAGAGGCTGACGCAGAGCTTGCCCTGCTGCGCAAGGTGCTGACCGGCAAGACAGTGCAGCTGCCGGTGGCGGTTGACATCGAGGACGGCTATGTGCAAGCACCGCTTGACAAGCAGACCCTGACGGACATTGCCGCTCATGCGCTGGGCACGGTGGAGCGCTGGGGCTTTTACGCCATGCTGTACACCGGGCTATATTTTGGCGAAACCAACCTGTACATGACCGGTGCGGCGATCAAGCCTTATGACGTGTGGCTGGCAGCCTACCGCAGCAAAAAGCCTGAACCGGGCTGGCCGTTCGGCTTGTGGCAGTACACCAGCAAGGGCAAGATTCCCGGCGTTGTGGACGCAATACCGGGCAAGATTTCCGGCGTGGACTTGTCTGTGCCCTACAAGGACTACGCTAAAATCATTGCTAAGAAGGGTCTGACCCGTCTTCGGGAGGGCACATGAGCGAAGCAATCATCGTGGCAATCATCACCGGCGGTCTGAGCCTGATCGGCGTGATCGTCTCCAACAACCGCACCGCTCAGAGCATGGACAAGAGCATGGACGCCAAGTTGGACAAGCAGCAGGCCGTCACCGAAACCAAGCTGGAAGAGCTGACCCGCGAAGTCCGGGCGCACAACAACTTTGCCCAGCGCATCCCGGTGCTGGAAGAACAGATCAAGGTGGCAAACCACCGCATCGAAGACCTCGAAAAAGAGAGAGGAGAGTAACACATGGAAACCATTTTTAACGCCATTCTTACCCCGCTGCCCGCGTGGCTGGCGCTGGTGCTCATCGTTGTGGGCGCTGTGTCGCTTGTGCTGGGGCTTATCCGACTGGGCTACGGCGCAGCGGTCAGGACGCTGGTTCTTGACCTCATCGACCAAGCTGAGAAGGAGATTCAGGGCACCAAGCGCGGCGCAGAGCGCAAGGCGTGGTGCGTCAAGATGCTGCGCCACTACCTGAACAACAGCCGGTGGGGCAGGCTGGTCAGCTGGGCAATCACCGAAGAGACCATGAGCAAAGTGATTCAGTTTTTCTTTGACCGGGCAAGAGCAGCCCTGCAAAAGCAGTAAGGAGGATATCATGGCAAGCACTACATACGAGCATTTTGTTGACGCCAACAAAATGTACGCCACACAAGAGCAATTTCGTGACATCACGAAACTGGTGACAAAACGTCACCAGTTTGCCAGCATTGGCAATATGGTGCGCAACGCCGGACAGCTGCCGCAGCCCTTCTGGCTCGGTGCTGCCCGTGGCGGCGGCTCGCGTAGTGCTGCCCGCTGCGCTGCGAGGACTTGACAGACAGAGGATGATCGCCGCCATCAAAAGCGCACCGCTTGGGAGGGTAGACCGTAAGATAGCCTTACTGCGGTATGTTGAGCGGCTTCCGCTGCCGGACATTGCAGCACAGACACATTACAGTCGGACGGCGATAGGCTACCGGCTGAAAGTTATTGATGAAAAGCTAGACGAAAGGAGCTCACCGTGAACCTCGAAAATGTTCCGACCGCCAATCTTATTACAGAGCTTCGCAAACGCGAGGGCGTGGAAACGACTGTTGTCGAGCCCTATCAGGACGCAGCGGTCAGCGTCAACGGCCCCGCACTGGTTCTTGTCGTAACAGATTGATTGTGGTAAAATAACATCAACAAATCCACCCGGCCTCTCGAAGAAGCACAAGAGGGCGGATATCTGAAATCCCCTGCTTTGCCGAAGCCCTGCGTGCCACGCGGGGTACTTTGTAGGCAAAGTGTGGGATTTTGTTTTATTTGCACTAGTTTTGTCGAAACCCTTGCCTTGCAAGCAGAAACGTGATATTTTAGTTTTGCTTCCAATGCGAAGTCCTTTAATAGTTAAGCGCTCATGCGGTTTTTCCGTGTGGGCGCTTTTCTTTTTTGTCCTTCGTTGTACCTTCGTTGTCCTTTGTTTTTTGCCGATGCGGTACACTGAGAGCACAAGGAGGGATGTTTTATGAGCTATTATCCGACACCCGGAACACCCTACGTTCCGCAGCAGCCTGTCAATCCTTACGGCGGCATGGGCGCAGTCGGGCTTGCCACTCCCCTGCCGAACACACAGATGCAACAGGCACAGCCGCAGCGTCCGCAGCCGATGAATGGGCAGCAGCCTGTTCAGCAGTCGGCACAGGACGGAGGTTGGTTACTCGGCAGACCTGTTTCCAGCAGGGAAGAATTTCTGGCGATACCGTCAGACCTGTACGGCAGACCGACCTACTGCCCGGACTTACGCAGCGGTGTGATCTACTGCAAGCGGCTCAACCCGGACACCTGCGAATCCTATGTGCAGGAGTTTTACAGCCCGGAAGCATGGCGGCAAATGCAAGCACAACAGGCGCAGCAGACCGCTGCACCGACACAGCAGTATGTGCCTGTTGAAGAGTATAACGCTCTAGTCCACAGGTTGGATGAACTGGAAAAATGGCAGAAGAGCTTTTCTAAGCCCGCTACCGCAGCGAAGAAAGGAGAATAAGCGATGCCCTCTCCATTTGATATGATTACTCACAGCCCTATCATGCAGCTTGCAAATCTGGCTCGTGCCGGGCAAAACCCGATGGGGCTTATCCAGCAGTTGGGTGGGCAGAGCGCACCCATCATGCAGGGGCTGAACCTGATTCAGGGAAAGAACGAATCACAGCTCCGGACGATGGCGCAGAACCTCGCCAAAGAGCGCGGCATCGACCTGAACCAGCTGGCAAGCGTCCTGAATTTGACGCTTCCGAAGTGAGGAGGCTTTACAATGGATGATTTTGAAAACAGCCATCCAGAAAAAGATTTTGACATCAACAATCTGTGTGGCAATGACAAAATATGGATTCCTTTAATGCTCGGATTGATTTTCGGCGCTGTCAGCAAAACGTGGGACGACCCGAAAGATAAAAAAGACAATCCTCCAAGCTGACTTAACAATCCCCAAATAATCATCCCTCTAAGCGAAACGCTTCTCAGTTTTTGCGGACTTGACAAAAACCGCATTTGTTTGGCTTCGCCCATCGCATACGGCGGTGGGATAGCATAACGCAAAACTGAAAGGAGTTTTGTTATGGACGATTTTGCAACTGGCTATCTGGCTGGGCAGGACGGCGGCAATAACAACGGCGGATTCTTCGGCAACGAAGGTCTGTGGGCTGTCATCATCCTCGCTATCATCTTCGGCTGGGGCACAAACGGCTATGGCCGGAACGGCGGGGACAACGGCATGAACAGCTACATCCCATATCTGGTTGGCACTGGCGCAACCGGTCAGGGCGGTGCAGACACTCGCGCGGCTCTGTCTGAGGGCTTCTACCAGCAGGATACCTCCCGCTCTCTGGCGGGCATCCAGAGCGGTATCTGCTCTCTGGGCTATGACCAGCTGGCGCAGATTAATGGCATCAACGCCAACATTGCGAACGGCTTTGCTGGTGTGAACAGCGCCATCTGTCAGCTTGGCTACCAGAACGCACAGCTGGTAAACGGCCTGGAACGCAGCGTGTCTAACGGCGACAACGCCATCAGCCTTGCTATCATGCAGGAGGGCAACGCTCGGCAGGCTGGCCAGACCGCTCTTGCCACGCAGCTGGCATCTTGCTGCTGCGAGAACAAGCAGCTGATCGGCGACCTGAAGTACACCATCGCAACAGAGGACTGCGCTACCCGTCAGGCTATCGCAGACAATGCCCGCGCAGTTATCGACAACTGCAACGCGAACTACCGCGCTATGATGGACTACTTCACGCAGGATAAGATCGCCACTCTGACCGCTGAGAACCAGAACCTCAAGTTCGCCGCTTCTCAGGATCGTCAGAATGCGCTTCTGACCACCGTGATGTCCCAGCAGACTGATACCATCCTGAACCGGGTCAACCCTCGTCCGATTCCCGCTTATCAGGTGGCAAACCCTAACGTGGGCGTGAACTGCTGCGGCTGCTGCTAACCAACACACTCCCCGATAACACCGGGTGAACCATCGGGGCAGCGGTAAGACACCTCTGCCCCTGATTTTTTAGGAGGAAAACATTATGGCTTGCAAAACAAGCTGCAAACTCTGCTCTCACTTGGTCATCAGTCAGGCGGTCACGTTCGCCAACGATACGCTGACCATCAATATCCCTGATGGCGCATACCAGAACGGAGAGAAGTATTGCATCGTGGTTGCCCAGAGCATCCCGGACACGACCACCATCAACGCCCCTGTTGTCATTACCATCGGCACAGGTACGACCGCATACCCTCTGACCGACTGCAACTGCGCTCAGGCAACCGCCGAGAGCATCCACACTCGCACCCGCTACGCTACCCGCGTTGCAACGTCTGCGACCGGCACCGGCACGTTCAAGTATCTTGGCTGCTTCTGCCGTTCCCACGCTGGCGCGCCCGCGTCCATTTCTTGAGGAGGTATAGATTATGGGCAAGACTAATTTTCGCCGCATGATGATGCTCCGTGACCACGACAAAAACCGTGAGCCGGAACGTGACCGCCTTGAGGAAGAGCGTGACCGCAGGGAACGTGAGATGGAACGCCGTCTGCGTAAGCTGGAAGGTGGTAACGACCGCTATCCCTACTATCCGCAGGAAGAAAACCGATACATCGACCCCTACCCCATCCCCCGCTACCCTGACGTGGAGAATGGACGCAGAATGCCGCAAATCGGATTCTCGCAAAACGGTGACTGGGACAAGCAGTCTGGGCAGTACGAACGTGGCGGCGCAGACAGCCGTTCCATCAAGATGCCGCGCCAGCACCTCACCCACGATGAAGCGGAGGAATGGTGCGACAGCATGGTGAACGCTGACGGTACGAAAGGCTGTCACTGGACGCTGGAGCAGACGCAGGACGTTGCCAAACAGCGCAATATCACCTGTGACCCGAACGATTTCTGGGCTGTTATGAACATGATGTATTCGGATTATTGTCAGGTCGCAAAGCGCCAGTCCGTTGACACTCCGGGCTTCTACGCTGACATGGCAAAGGCGTTCCTTGAGGACGCAGATGCCGCAGACGGCAAGGCATATCTCTACTGGGATTGCATTGCTGATAAGTAAAGAAAAACCCCTGTGCAGCCTTTATGGGTTGCGCAGGGGTTTCTTTTGTTATTCATTCTCATCAGAAAGACGGTTAACCCAAGCATTTAGCACCTCTCTGTACACCGTCATATTCGGACAGAAGTAGCTGTTTGTAAATACCGGCGTATCATCATTACACAGAATTCTCATAACAGCAGCGCACACGGCTGCGGATCTTGATACGCCAGCACCACAATTCACGCAGAACCAATCCGTCTTATCTTCTTCATAGTTATCCAGAACAAAATTCACAATATTCTTAGCTTGAATATCAGTGATACAGGTGCCTTCTAAATCAGTAGTGCAATCATCAAACTTCAGCGGTAGAAAAGTAATATTGCCCTCACACTTATTAAAATCAATATGATGACCATTAGCTTCAGTGATTGAGATAAACCGAATCCGTTCAAAATGTGGCTGTCGGATAAAGTCTTCTGCATCTTCTGCACTCATCACCGAAAATTTCCATTTTCTTCGATACATAGTAACAATCATTTAGTTTTCCTCCAAAGAATTTAGGTTTTATCAATAAATGATAAATCCATATCCTTAAACTCAACTACTTCACTATCTTTTATAGGACAATTTTCGTATATTTTTATTGCATCGTCTACCAACGGATGCTTTAGCAAATATAGCAGTCTTTTCATTCCTTCTTTTGAGATGTTATACTCTTCTCGACTCATCTTAATCACCTTTTTTCAAAATGCAAACGGATTACTATTCGCTGCTATTGTCAGTGCCACATTAAAAGCAAACATTATAAACGCGGCCACTGCGACTACACAGGGGTTTACTATTGAAAAAGCTAGGTGGGGTGACAATTCCCACATCTCCTAACGATGGGCGATAGCTGCCTGTTCTATTCTCTAGCGTTTCATTGCTTAAATTTTAATACCTCGTGTTCCACCGCTTTACAAGCGTTGCTCGTCCATCATCTAAAACTTCAAGAACGCCATCGTAATTAAAACTGTAATATGCTTCTTCTTTCATCATATTGCATTTACATTTCTGACAAAAAATAGTCCAAACAGTTTTATAAGACATTCCGCTATTGCTTTTACGCAATCCATCATGGCTTATTCTAACATTTTCTCCGCAAAACGGACATGGTTTCAATTCGCGTTCTTCCATACGTCAATCCTCCAAGAAATCCTCCAACTCAATCTTCCCATCTGCCGCTGCAACTGCCAGAGCGTACACGAACTGTCCAATCGTCATGCCGTGTCGCCTTGCTTCACGGTTGATATACTTGCGCTCTTCCTCGCTCATAAGGATGGTAATGCGCTTTGAACGCTTACCGTCACCGCTTGCAACACCCTGATGCGATACTGGCATCGGAATTTTTTTCTTTGTCAAGCCAGCTTCGGCAAGTGCGCTGGGAACATCGCCTTGTTCGATAAGACGTTGAACTTCTTTCGCCTGTTTCAGCTTCTTTGGCTTACTTTCGCTTACTACGGCATTGTTTGGCTGTGTTTCGCTGTCTTTGGCTTGCTTCGGCTTAATACTGCTTAACTGTGTTTCACTGGGCTGTGTATGGCTGTCTGTGGCTTCACTGGGCTTAATCTGTGCTTGCTCGGCTTCGTTTGGCTTTGCTTGGCTTACTTCTTCTTCCTTCGGCTCACTTCGGCTTAATGGCTGCTCCGAAAAAATAGGCTGAAAATCAAACCCGCCAAGCAAGCCTGTGGATTTTTTGCTGGTTGATTTCATTCTTCTTCCTCCCAATCTTCATCAAGGTCAGGAACGGTCGGCAACGGCATCCAGTGAGTTATATTATGCGGCTTTCCGCTTTTGTCCCGCCATTCCTTAAAATCTTCTTCATAGCCTACAATTTCTACATCGTATTCGTCTTTGCTAAACCCGATAACGTATGGGTTTAGTTCATCTGGCATTTCATCTTCTGATTTCGCCCATTGATTATTTGCAAGCTCTTTCTGCCACTTTTTGCAATACTTTTCAGCTAGATACCACTGAGAATGAAACGCCATTTCTTTCTCTTTATCGGAAAGGTCATTAAATGAAAAACCAAAATTGATAACGTAGACTTGCTCCGTGTCATCAACACAAGTTGCATTCAAAAGATGTGGGTACAAATCGCTCATTTTTCTTCCCCCTTTACAATTTTCTGTGCCAACGCCTTGAAATCCTCTGCACTGGTACTCTTTGCCGTGTCACCGCTAAACAAGCTGTGCCGTTCTGCCTGTGCCTTACGAACGCCCATAGACGGTCTAATCTTCACATCCAGCAGGGTTGTTCCCATGCTCTGCGCAATCACAGGAAGCTGCTCTACAACCTCTTTGGACAGGTTCTCGCGGCTCTTGTACTGGTTCAGAAGCAGACCTTCAATCTTCAAAGTCGGATTGAAGTATCTGCGGACATCGCCGATAGTCTGCGAAAGCTGGCTCAAACCAGCCAGTGCGTATCGGTCTGCTGTGATGGGAACGATGATGCTGTTGGCGGCGATCAGTGCGTTCACAAGCGCAAGACCAAGCTGCGGTGGAGTGTCCAGCACAATGTAATCGTACTGCCCGGACACGCTTTCAAGGGCTTCTCGCAGCCGGAAGTTCTTGCCCATGTCCCGGACAAGCTGCTCGTCAATGTCCTTCAATGCGTTGTCGGACGGAAGAATGTCACCAGCTTCACAGTGCTGGATTCCTTCTTCGACTGTTCCTTGCCGGGTCATCACATCAAACAGGGTGCATACGTCCTCTGTCTGTGCGCCGTATGTGTCCGTCGCGTTGCACTGGGCATCGCAGTCCACCAGTAGGACTTTCTTGCCAAGCAGCTGCAATGCACCAGCCAGACAGGTGCTTGTGGTGGTCTTTCCTGTGCCGCCTTTCTGGTTGGCGACAGCTATGATTTTTGCCATTTTATCACTCTTTCTTTATTCTTTCACTGGTTCAGGCATCGGCATCCAATGGGTGAATTTCTGATATTTTGTCCTCCACCAACATTTCCCATTCCATTGAGCCGTAATCGTATGCGTTCCACAGAAATAAGTCCCATTAGAAACGCAAGACACAAGATACGTTCCCGGTTCTTCTGGTAGCCTGTCTTTCACACTAATCCATTCCATTCTTTCTCCTTTTTGCATCATCTGCTCAATGTGCTGTATCTGACCACTTTTGCAATGCGTCAATCTCATAGAAAGCCGGAAGATACTCTTCAATCGCGCCGTCTTTCTTCAAGCTACCAATCAGATACCGCTTCGGGTGGTCAGGCCAAGGGTCACGGTTGATTGAAAGAATATCCGCACACGCAGCCTTTACGATGTCATAGACCGCATCTCTCCGCTTTGGCAGCTTGATAGATGGGTGCTCTTCCATCATCTTTACTTCGACAACCTTTGCAACTTCGATGCACTCTTGAACGGATAGAGCATCGCACACAGACCAGTCGTACCCTTCGTATCCGCTTGTGCGGGACTTTCTGGCGGCTTTTTTGATTTCCGGCTTAGAATTATCCGCCTCACAATTAACCTCGCTAGAATCGGCATCTATGACGGGCTGCTTGGATTTGTACCCGAATCGAAACTCAACTGCTACTACCTTTCGCCCTGTGCAAATCTTCTCAAAGTCAACAACAATGTCTGAAACATTGCTGATCTCTTCCACTGCTGGTTCAAGAACTCTGCGGCGTAAAGCCCGGAAGTCGTCATAACTTGCATCGTTTGCCCCCAAGTGGTCACGCAGCTGTTTCAAACCAATCTTGTTCGATGTTAGAGAGCGATTCATCCAATCTCGAATCATGCTGTACATCAGAATAGATGCTTGCTGCTTCATCCCGATTGTATAGCGCAGACGGTATTTGACATAGCCGCTTCTTGCAATGTCGAAAAACACAGGCCGCAAGTCAGGATTACAGTTGATTGAAACGTCATAGGACAAGGATTCTCGATTGAACTTGACCTCTGCCTTTGTGAACAGCGGATACATCACATATTCTGTTCCATCTGCATTCAGTGGTACTGAAACCACGTTGCCCAAAAAGTGCTTAACCTGCGACTTCAAGTTCTTTGAATTGAGCTTCAAATCCAGCAGCTTGCAATATTCAGCCAGCGTAAACGACACGTTAGAGCTTTCGGGGTCTCTCGGATTGATACGGCTCAGATAGACCTCAAGCAGCCGAAGCTCGCCTGCTGTGTAGTCCGTAAACTTCGCCCAAACCAATGCCTTGCTCTTTTCGACAAGGTTGTTTCCTGTTAATTCTGGCATTGCATCACCTCATTTCTTCTACCCTATTATACCACTGTATCGTGTACACGTCAATGATTCTGTACACAATTATTTTTCAACAATCGACTTCCACATTCTGTACACGATACTCCACTTTTTGTACACGATACCCTCCACTTCTTGTACACGTTCCTCCACTTTATGTACACAATGCTCCACTTTTTGTACACGTTCTTACTATATATATAAACAAGAGATAAACAAGAGATAAATAATCATCATCAAATAGTGACGACGATACATTTTCAACAATTTCTTCTCTTCAATGGGAAGATTGTGGAAAACGACAACTTCTTTTGCTGAATAAGAAACGTCCATCAAGCCCTATAATCTATCTGACGGTTCTATCGTGTACAGAAAATGGAGTGCAATCACACCAATAGGGGACGAATTGACAAGTCATGCTTTGATGAACGAAAATTTCACGCTAGTTCGTTAATTACATCCGAAAAAATCCACTATTTACGATTCTATGGGGGACAAAATGACAACCCAAAATCATATTTATAACAGGCCTATTGTGTACAAAAAGTGGAGCGCGTCCCCCTGTATACCGCAAAAACTGCGATAATTCGACAATCACCCGCTTATATTATTGGGATTCACAGTATAGGAATCGTTGGACTTCATAGCCGCTTCTGTTCCAGCGTCCTGCGCCTGATAGAGAATTTCCATCTTTGGGGCGGTTCCGTTCGGGTCTGGGTCTGTTCCGGTAGCCTGTGCCATCTCATAGCTACCAGACACCATCCGGCAGACAGAAACCCTGTCCTTCAGCGGTGTGTGGAGGTTTGCCAGAATCTCCGTCAGTACGCCGATGTGGTCTGAGCCGTGATCTCCGTACCTGATATACAGCAAGGCATCTATCTCATAGGAGGAGCACTCCATCATAGCATCTATGAGAATCCGCCGTTTCTCCAGATCGGAAAGGCCGTCTTCCAAGTGTTCCAGCAGCCCTGGGTGAATGCAAGCGTCCATGTATCGAGCCACCGATACGCCGCAGCAGGTGAACCAGCGCATAGCCATCGGAAGGGAAATAGCTGCCAGACCTTGCTCCCAATTTGCTATCGTGCCACGATTCACGCCCATCCGTGCCGCCAATTTCTGCTGGCTCAATCCGGAACGCATTCGAGCTATTTCTAATGCTTTAGCTGTTCTTACTAAATATTCATCCATAAATTCTCACCCTTTCAACAAAATCCGACAAAACTGCTGGATTCGACAATCCAAAAAATGGAAAAAGCTGCTATGGAGAACCAACAGCAGCCCGTGTTATAACTGTACCATCGAAAAAAACAATCAAAACAGGAGGTAACAACATGATTATCATTGACGGTATGCCCGCATCTGAACCGAACGAAAACAAAACGCCGAAACCGTGGGAGGGTTAGTGTATGAACCAGATTGACACCATGCTCATTCCCTATGCCCGACAGACCGCCTTAAAGCTGGTCTACAACCTTGCGAACAACGATGCTGATAAGTTTGCTTATGAAGAAGCAAAAAACGTTCTGGAACGCGCCGTAGCCGCCTTAGACGATGGGCGCGACCCGGCAGATAACATCGAACGCATTGACGGACAGCTTGTAGAACTGTGAAAGGAGAAGAAGATGGACTTTACGAATGGATTCTATAAAGTCGAAAACCCTGTCGTTCTTGAAGAAGTGAAAACTTTCCTCCAGTCAATGGAACGGCGTGGAGCAACCGTAAAAGACTTGGACGATGCCATTGTGCAGCTAAACAATGTTTCGCACAGCATCAGCACGAACGCTCTCGTCAAAGCAAATGTGCTGGACGATTTACCGGATAATCCTTTTCGTTCCATGCTCAACGGAATGTTACAAAGCAAAGGGTAACTTAAATTTAATGTGGCTCTTAATCATTGTCATCGCAATTTTTGGCTTCCCTGATGTGAAGTAATGGATGCGAAAAAAACGTTTGATTTTTACGAAGTTGTTAAAAATACATTGACTTTACAACTAGAAGATGTATAATCGTATCAAATGAACATTCATTTTTACCGATCGGGAGGATATGCCACAATGAGTGAACAAGAAAGAGCCAAGATTGACCGATTTATCGAATGGCTGCTGGAACATCCAGAGAAGATTCCGGCGGCAAAAGAAGCAATAACCAATGTATGACAAAACCCCTTGCGCATAAGGCTACCGAAAGCCCGGCGCAAGGGGTTTTATTTGTACCGGGTCAATCCTTACAGACTTTCATCAGTTTTAAGAACCGGCTAGAATCGGAATTTACAGTTTCGCTTCCGTGATGCCCATCTTCATACGTCACATAAAACGTGACGGTGGTTTTAGATTTTGCGGATGCTACACCGTAAACAGCACCGGGCAATCCGGCAATTGAACCGCCAACAGCGGAACGGAGTGCGGCGCTTCCGGCCTTCTTGCTTTCACCAGAGCCTACAATCTTTGCGGACACAGGTGTTTCGTACATTTTTGTTTTGAGCTTTTCTCTTTCAAGAAACATATTGTATCCGCGTTTACCTTTTATCAACATCATAGCCCCAATGGCTGCAACGATTAAAAAGGCGGTCGAAGAATACACAAGGAAAATAAATGAAGCAACCAAGAAAAGCGCACCGAAGGCAAATGAAAACCTATCACCCATGTGAGAACTTTTGTCGTTCAGCAGTTCTTCTTTGCTAAATTTCTTTTTGCCCACGCCATCACCTCACATAGTTCTGATAAGCTTCATCAAAGCTTCACGCTTTTCTTTCGGCATCTCCACTAGCTTCTGCTCAATCCATTTAATATCCGCGTCAACTTCGCTTTGCGGCTGCTGTGGCGGGTTTTCTTTTTGCTCGCCAGAAACCAAAGCATCCACGCTTGTTTCAAAATAAGAAGCTATCTTATCAAGCGTTTCATATTTCAATGTTTGCTTTCTCCCGTTCTTCAAATCGGTCAAAGACCCACGGCTTGCGCCCGATTCCTTGCACATAGTGGTCACGTTTACTCCACGCTGCTTGCAGAGCTTTTCAATATTTTCGTACAAGTTTGCCATAATTCCAGTCCTCGCATTGTAAGGTTTGCTGAAATTACGCGAACGCTTAAAAAGGCCTTGCATTTTACGCGAAAGCGTATTATACTAAGACCGTACCGCGAAGGCGTAATGAATGATTTCTAGCAACTTCATTATATTACACTTATGCGTAAAAATCAATAGCCGGAGGTGAAATAATGGCTGAAAAAAAACCTCTGTGTGACTTTGGCAAACAAATCGAGATTGCTCTTATCCAAAAAGACAAGACCAACGACTGGTTGATTGAAAAAGTCAAGGAGGATACTGGACGATATTTTGACCGCTCTTACCTCTTCAAGGTTAAGACCGGAAAGCTGGAAACGCCCGGAATCAAGAAAAGCATCTGCCGGATTTTGAATATTCAGGATTCGGGAGCATAAGAAAGGAGAGAAAATGGCAAACATTCAAATTTTTGAATATCAGAACAACAAGGTTCGCACGGTCGATGTGGACGGCGAAGCGTGGTTCGTTCTGAAAGATGTGTGCGCTGTGCTTGGTATTAGCAATAACCGTATGGCTGCTGACCGATTGGATGATGACGAAAAGGGTGTCAGCCTGATTGACACCCTTGGCGGAAAACAGGAAATGGTAATTGTCAACGAGAGCGGTTTGTATCATGTCATTCTTCGCAGCGACAAACCAGAAGCGGCTCCTTTCCGCAGATGGGTTACGAACGATGTACTTCCTGCAATTCGCAAGACTGGAAGCTACAACGCACCGCAGCTTACCCGGTCGCAGCTCCTTGCAACTGCACTGATCGCAGCGCATGAGGAACTGGAAGAGAAAGACAAGCAGATTGAGACCATGAAGCCGAAAGCGCTGTTTGCTGACGCTGTGAGTGCTAGCAAAAAGAGCATTTTGGTTGGCGAAATGGCGAAGCTGCTGTCTCAGAACGGCATTGACATCGGTCAGAACCGTTTGTTCGACTGGCTGCGCCGGAACGGCTATCTCATTAAAGACCCGAAACGTAGCGATTACAACTTGCCAACGCAGCGGAGTATGGAGATGGGGCTGTTTGAAATCAAAGAAACCACGATTCAGCACAGCGACCACATTTCCATTAACCGCACTCCTAAGATTTCCGGTCGCGGCCAAGTCTACTTTGTAAATCTCTTCTTGAAAGAAAAGAAGAACCAGAAAGCGGAGGGGTAAACATGGAACAAATCATCACCTTAAAGGTAGACCTTGAGTACCCGGACGAAGCGCACCACGCCATTGACGAAGCGACAAAGGCCTACGAGGGAAGCAAAAAGTGCTGGAATGCCTTTGAAATCAACGAAGCCAAAAGCAGAGCACGAGACATTTTGTACAACCTGTGCAATGAAGGTTACAGCATGATATGGACGGTCACGGATGGCGCTGTCGGCCTGACGATCTGGACAGATTTTAAGGAGCCTTGTTTTGGACAGTGCTATATGCCAAAAGAAAGCCTGTTTGACATCTGGGTCGAAAAGCTAGTTGCGCTGTGCGTTGCCACAGGCAAGGAAGTCCCGAAGTTCATCACAGATAAGGCTGGTGAGTGCTGGTGATGAAATTTCGTAAAGCGCAAAGCCACAAGCGCAGGCTGAAGCTTGCAATGGCTGCTGGCGTATCCAGAAACGATGCTAACAAGGTGCTGTGGATGGAGAAGTCCATCAACCAGTGCTTTGAACGTCACAATCGGGAAGCCAGACTGAAAGAGGAGATGCAGCGTGGAAGAAAAGTACTGTGAACGCTGCGGCCTGTATCTTGGCGTAGTCAGACCGACAAGACGGTACTGCTCCGAGTGTAAGCGCAAGGTTGACAAAGAGCGTGACAGGAAGCACAGGAAGGCTGGAATTACATTCAAGCCCCGTAAGGCATTCTGCGCATACTGCGGCAAGCCGATGCTGAAAAAAGTAGCATCGCAGAAATACCACAATGGATGCGCTAAGAAAGCCTACAACGCAAAGGCGAACCTGAACGCGAAGGCAGCGTACAAAATCAAACAGCAAGAAAACAAGAAGCTGGAAAAGACGTTTCCATCCATCGGAGAAGTACAAGCCCTTGCGGACAAGCTTGGCAAGCACTACGGCGAAGTTTCGCAGATGCTTGCAACAGGGGAGTTGACCTATGAACGGTAAGTATTACGGAAAGCGGGAAATCCGCTGGCACAACCGGGAGAAAGACCGGCTGGAACGCATCAATAAAGAAAGAGTGAGCAAAAATGAAAAAAATAAAAGTAAGAATCACATTCACCGAAGCCGTTCTCGGCACTTGGCCTAGCAACCAGAACATCGCGCGAGAGTTTATCGCCAGCAAGTCCCCTGATGCAAACACCATCGAGGACGAAGTGGCCGCTCTGGGCGCAGATGCTGTGGCAGACAAAAGCATGACCGTGTTTCCTCGCAACGAAAACGGAGACCCAATCCTGTATGACTACCAGATTAAGGGTTTTTTCAAGGATTCCTGCGGTATGCTTTCCCGTATTGGCGGAAAGACCGAAACTGGCAAGAAGAAGGCCGTGAACGAAAGCGGCAAGCTGACGGCCTACAAGAAGGTCATTGACGGTCTGATTTTCGTTCAGCCCCGCATGATTCCCATTCATGTGAACGGTGATATTACCGAGTGTCAGCGCCCTCTCCGCGCCCAGACTGCGCAGGGCGAGCGCGTCAGCCTTGCCAACAGTGAGCAGATTCCCGCTGGTTCGACTTGCGAGTTTGAAATCGTTCTTCTGGACGATTCTCACGAGAAGGTCGTGCTCGAGTGGCTGGACTACGGCGCTCTGCGTGGCATCGGCCAGTGGCGCAACAGTTCTAAAGGGCGCTTTGCTTACGAAATCCTCAATTAACCGCTATGGCAGAGCAATGCCGCGATGGGATCAGCAAGGGCAATGCGCTGATTTGACGAGACCTGCAAAGGCTATGGATGCAAGGCGTAGTTTTGATAGGCAATGGCAAAGAATAGAAACGATAGGCTAAGACATTGAGTAGCTAGGGGCAGAAAAGCTAAGGCATTGAGTTGCGAGGTAGCGCATTGCGAAGGCAAAGCGAAGCTCAGACCCGAAGAGCAAAGGCAAGGCGATTCACCGAAAAGCAACGGCAAAGCATGGTATAGCCGTGATTTGCAATGGCAAAAACGAAAGGAGACAAAGTGAAAGCATTTATTGAAGTTGCCCTGATGTGGGGCATAGCGCTGGCGGTGGTTTTGTCGGTATTTCTGCTGAACTTCTGGATGGTGCATCACATCGAAATTCTGGTGGGCTCATCAGCTGCCCGTGGAATCATCACGGTATCTGTGGCAATGGCTACGGCATGGATACTGAGTTTTGGAGGTAATAAGAGTGAAAAGCCTGAAAGCTAATGTCCTTTGTACGCTTGGAATCGCGTTAGCAATCTTTTCGGTAGGATGCGGCGACGCAATCCAGAAAAGCCAAAGCGTGGTAGCAATGTTTTGGTACGTTTTCCTTTCGTGTAGCTTCCTCGCCGTAGCACTCGTCTTGTGCGCCATTGGGGTCAGCTCTGAAAATGAACGTATTGAACAGGAAAATCGCAAAGTAAAACGCATTCCTCACCACACCAGCGAGTGGAGGGATGCACAGTGAAATGCCCGATGTGCGGCAGTGACAACATTGCAACGGTTGACAGTCGGCCTGAACACGACAGCATCACTCGACGCAAAAAGTGTCTTGTATGTAACTACCGGTGGTCTACCATCGAAATCGACAAAGACCAGTGGCACAGCGCGTTGCAAATCAAAGAGGAACGCAAGAGGGGGAGACCAAAAGATGATTAACCTTGACAGATTTGGTGGCGTGACAGAGCCGGAGGACGGCGTGTACTTTATGACCAACAAGCAGATGGCAGAAGCCAAAGAAGCTGACCGACTGGCTGAAATCAAGGACTTGCAGTCTGAAATTGACGACAGGGAAGCGGAGTTGAAAGATCTCCGTGCACAGTTGGCAGAACTGATGGCTGGTTGATTTTGCACAGCCAAGTTAAGCCAAAGTAAGAACAATGAAGCCTAATGAAGCCGAAGAAAGGAAAGAAAATGGGCAAATACAAGAAAGAAATCAGACATTGTACGAGATGCAACAAGCCATTTTCGGCATACCCGGAAAACGATGAAAAGCTTTGCGCAAATTGCAAAGAAGCTGACTACGAGAAAATGCTTAAGCTGAATGGATATGCGCTGAAGCATCGTCTGGTAAGAAGCGTGGGAGACTCTTTTATTCCTAATGCGTTAAGCGCCACTCGGAGGGACGATACCGTCTCCATTCAAAAAACGTGCCGTGACTGCGGCAAAGTGTTCGAGATTACTTGTGCAGAGCGCTTTTTCTTCGAATCACATAACATGGCACTGCCCAAGCGTTGCCCGGCTTGCCGTAAAGCGAGAAAAGAAGCGAGGAAGGAGAACAACTGATGGATAACAGCAAAATCCATGAAGCTCTAATGGCTGTTCAGTCAGAGTTAAAAGCCCCGAAGGGGCAGATGAACAAGTTCGGTGGATACAAGTACCGCTCGTGCGAGGACATTCTCGAAGCGGTCAAGCCCATCTTGAAAGCGCATAACCTTGTGCTACGGCTTTCCGACAAGCCTGTTATTGTTGACAGTTGGCACTACATCGAAGTCACTGCAACAGTTGAATCGCAGGATGGTGCCACCTACACGGTGACTGCATACGCTCGTGAGCCTGAGTTTAAGAAAGGCATGGACGATTCGCAAATTACTGGCACTGCAAGCAGCTACGCTAGAAAGTATGCACTGAACGGTCTGTTCTGCATTGACGATACAAAAGACGCTGACACGGACGAGTATCAAAAACAGACCGCAAGCAGGGCAAACAAGCCTGCGCAGAAGCAAACGGAAACGGACGCCATTCCTCCGTGCGCTTGCTGCGGAAAGCAGTTGCAGCCTATTCAGTACAACAACCGCACCGTCACTCCGCTGGAAACTGCAAGAAGCACAAAGAAACGATTTGGGCGCGTCCTGTGTTGGGACTGTGCTCAGAAACAGCCGAAGGAGGGCTAAATAATGCTCAACTCTATTGCAATTCAGGGTCGCCTGGTTCACACGCCAGAAGCTAAGGTCACGAAGTCCGGCAAGGATGTTTGCACGTTCAGCATTGCTTGCGACCGTCAGAGCTGCGGTCAGAAGGAAACCGACTTCTTCAACTGCACTGCATTTGGTAATACGGCACTGTTCGTTTCCAAGTGGTTCCAGAAGGGCAGCCTGATTCTGGTGACTGGTAGCATCCAGACCCGGAAGTATACCGACAAGCAGGGAAACAACCGCACCGCAACGGAAATCATGGCGAACAAGGTTGACTTCTGCGGTGGCAAATCGGACAGCAAGCCCGCTGATCGGGCGCAGGATGCACCACAGAACTGCTCTCAGGGCAACACGGACGACTTCTCTGTGATTGACGACAGTTCTGATCTCCCTTTTAACTAACGGTTACGCTACCGGGACAAAAGGCGAACCGCCTACCTTATATAAGAGCTGTGCTATCTGGCTGGACGGGCGTTTGGAAAGATGAAAGTTTTAGTCGCCTGCGAGGAATCACAGGAAGTCTGTAAGGCGTTCCGGGCAAAAGGTCACGAAGCTTACTCATGCGACATCCAGAAACCGTCCGGCGGTCATCCTGAGTGGCATATTCTTGAAGATGCGATCAAGGCTTTGGAAGGGGGGCAAGTCGTGACAATGGACGGTGTAACGCATGACGTTGGCAAATGGGACTTACTCATTGCGCACCCACCCTGCACACACCTGGCTGTTTCTGGTGCACGGTGGTTTACGGAGGGAAAAAAGCCGCTCAGCTTGCGATTTGAAGCAGCTGCGTTTTTTATGAAGTTTGTGGAAGCAGATATTCCGCGAATTGCCATTGAAAACCCTGTATGCGTAATGTCTACGTTATACAGAAAACCGGACCAGATTATCAATCCTTGGCAATTTGGGCATCCGGAGCAAAAGAAGACCTGCTTGTGGTTAAAAAATCTTCCCAGGCTAACCGAAACCGACAATGTATATGAAGACATGATGTCTCTTTCAGTTAAAGAAAGAACCAGGATATGGCAGCTTGGAAGTGGCCATGCAAAAGAAAGAAGTAAAACTTATCCTGGCATTGCAAAAGCAATGGCCGAACAATGGGGGGTAAAACAATGATTACCTGTTGCAAAAACTGCCCATCACGCCACCAAGCCTGCCACGACACTTGCGAGAAGTACAAGGCAGAGAAGAAAGACTTCGAGGAACGCAATGCATTCGTGTATGAGCTGAACCACAGCCAGAGCGTGTACCACCGTGATTATGAGGACAAGCACCGAGAACGTGGCAAAAAGCGGTTTCTCGGAAGTGAATTTAGAGGTGAACGAGGATGAGCAAAGCCGTACTTATTAGCATTCGTCCCGAGTGGTGTAAGAAAATTGCAGGTGGGCAGAAGACCATAGAAATCCGCAAAACAGAGCCAAATCTGAAAACGCCGTTTAAGTGCTATATCTACTGCGCCAAGAGTACACACTTTGTCGATATTCCCGGTGTGAAAGAAAGTGGCTTCATGTCGGCTGACGGAAAAGTCATCGGCGAGTTTACTTGCTATAGTACTACGGTTATCTGCCATGCAGGGGCGACTGGGAGCGGGGCTTTGCTTAAGCTACACATTATTTGGCCTGGGCTGGAATTGCAGTATAAACCTACGACTGACCTGCTCAAAGCGGCTTGCATAAGCGAAGAAACCGCCGAAAAATATCTCAAAGGCCGTGGCGGCTACGGCTGGCACATTTCCAACCTGAAAATTTACGATCGCCCACGACCGTTGAGCGATTTTACAAGGCTGCGGGCAACGAAATTTGGCTATGAGCTTGTAAATATTGAGCGACCACCGCAATCCTGGTTTTATGTGGAGGAACTTCACGCATGAACACCGGCAAACAGTTTGAAGCAGACTTCAAGGCGTCCGTCCCATCCGATGCGTGGTGCTACCGCTTGAAAGACAGTGCTGCCACCTACTACGGCGGCAACGAGAACCTGTCCTTTTCCATCGACAACATCTGTGACTTCATTGTGTACCGATACCCGATGAACCACCTGTTTGAACTGAAAACTATCGAAACACCCTCTATCCCTTTGGAAAAGGTGTTCGGCAAGTACGACAAGGCAAAGTGCAAATACCGCAAAGAAAAGCACATCACTGACATGGTAGATGCAATGGGGTACGGCGGTCAGACCGCCCATGTGATAGTCAATTACAGGGCGGTCAACAGCACCTTTGCAATCCCTGCCAGCAAGGTTCTGGCGTTCCGTTACAACGAGAGCCGGAAAAGCATCCCTTGGCAGTGGGCAGAGCAAGAGGGGATAGAGGTCAAAGCAAAAAGGCTGCGTGTCCATTGGCGGTATGACGTGGACGGGCTGCTAAAGAGATTGGAGAAAGAAAATGAGGTTTGATTATGTTGAGGTTGAGATTTGCGACCGATGCGGCGAGTGCTTTTCGCGGAACGACGAAGTGAACGGAATCAGAAAAGTGAAAATCAAAAAACGCGGCTATGAATGCTCGCCAGACAGGTTGTTCGTTCTTTGCCCCTCTTGTATGGCTGCACTCAACGACTGGCTGAAAGGAGAACAGAAGTGAGCAAGAAAGTTTCAGACATTCTGCCTAAGACGGAAATTTTGGCACAGCTGGAAGAAAAAGCATCCGAACTAGCACAGGCTGCATTGAAGCTGCGCCGGGCACTGGATGGTACGAACCCGACACCGAAGAGCGTTGCAGAGTGCGAAGCAAATCTGATGGAAGAATTTGCAGACATAAGTAACGCAGTCACTGATTTATGCGATGCTTGGTTTGGAGATAACCTCGATTCCGAACGCGAATTTTGGGACGCAGAGCTTGAAATTGAGGACGCTAAATACAAACGCTGGCTCTCTCGCCTTGAAGCAAAGGAGAATAAAAATGGCTGAATATCATGTTGGCTGCGGGATGTTTGGCATTTATGCAGGAACTGTAAAAGCAAACGGAAAAGAGTGGAAAGATAAAACTCGTGTTACGGATGAAGCAGTAGAAGCTGTTCGAGACTGGCTTGTTTCTAAGGCAGAAGAAGAAAAACAAGGCTTTTATGGTTACGCTTGGGATACCAAAGACGGAAAGACTGTGATCTTGAAAGTCACCATTAAAAACAAGGAGCAGCCGGATGAATAAATTTGGAAACTGCCCCCTGTGCGGAAAGCAGGAAGAGCTGAGAGAAAGGTGGAACTAACAATGTTTGAATTTGCAACTCGCTGGCTGGTCTGCCTAGTCCTGCTGGCGGTAGTGGTTCAGTCCGAACGGACAATCAAAGACATGACAGACGACCAGTTTGAAGAACGACAGGCAATGTTTGTCTGGCTGTTCATCAACGTGTGTCTGGCTGTTTGCACGGCTGTTGTGATGGGGTGGAAGTAAATATGGAAATTCGTGGAGAGCGTGATAATCAGGTGGTTCGTTTTGATTCGCTCAAGATTGGACAACCGTTTTATTAAAAAAAGATCTCTTAATGAGAATAAATAGTATTACGGACGTTTCCTTATTTAGAGAAGCAATAACGTATAATTGCGTGTTTCTCAGTAACGGCAGACCTGCGTGTTTCAAAGATAATACGATGGTCAGAATCGCAAAGGTTCATATCGAAAAGGAGTACTAATGGACAACGAACTTTACTGCCCGATGAAGATGACCAGCAATCCGCTTGGTCGGTGCGTATGCGAGAAAGAAAAGTGCGCTTGGTGGCGACAGTTGGACAACTGCTGTTCCGTCTGGTGGATTGCGGGGACGCTGGACAACATCAAAATGAAGATGAAGAGGTGAGAGCATGAAAAAGCGAATTTACCTTGTTCTCGAAACCGAAGCGGACGAGGATGACAAGAGCATCCTTAACGATATTGAGCAAGAACTTGGGATGGCTACACATTATTTTGAAACCGTTTCTTATAGCGAAATCGGGTTTGAGGGCTTGTGGAGAAGCACATTCGAGCAACCACCTAAGAAAGAAAATGCAGATGAAAACGGCTATGTGATGGCGATTGCCGGGCCGATCACAAAGTCCGATTGCGTAGGTTATCCATATAAGTGGTTGTGGAATGAAGTTGCAAAGCATCCATACGCATACCCTGTTTGGAAGCCAATCAAGGAGGTCTGATGCATGGCAACACTCCCGAAGCGTGGTCGTGGCAGACCGCCGCTGACCGAAGCGGAAAAGAAAAAGCGTGAGAAGCGGGCGCAAAAGGCGAAAGAAGAGGCTGCTGCGAAGCGCGAGAAAGAGCGTGAGAAGAAGAAACAACAGATGCTTAATAAGCGGAAATCTATCCGCTCACAGGTGAGTAAAAAGGTGAAAGAACAACAGGAGTTAGCAATCACGAGGTCTAAAATGCTGAACACAGGCGATTTGCAGTCGAGAATCGGTGATGAAGAGGACAAGAAGGTCATCGGCATGATTGCAGCCAAGTATTTTGGCGACCTTCCGAGCGTGGACATGAACAACCCGATTGAAGTTCAGCAACGTCTTGACTTCTTCTTTGACGCTTGCATCGAAGCTAGAATCTCCCCTGTGGTGGAATGGATCGCACTGGTGCTGGGCATCGAATGGGTGAGCCTGAAGCAGATTATGGCGGGAAAACGCCGTGACGACAGCTTGCAGCAGAAGTACATCCTGAAACTGATTCTTCAAATGCAATCCATGTGGGCATACAACGGTATGTACGGTCAGGAGAACCCGGCAGAGTGGATTTTCCGAGCCAAGAACTACTTTGGTATGCGTGATAACGTGGAAGTCACCGTTGCACCGCCCGAACAGCCGTTGGGCGATGCCCAGAGCGCAGAACAGCTCGCCCAGAAGTACCAGACGGCTTTGCCGAAAGGGATTGACGTGGAGTACAGAGAAGTGACAAGCGATGGGAAGTAATCATGGACAAAGAATCATGCAGCGATGTGAAGGTCTCAAGATATCGAATAAGAAAAGAAAAAGGGCTGTGTCCAAGATGCGGAAAACCTAACAACAGCGGTTTTGTTGCTTGTGAAAAGTGCCGTGAAGAAGAAGTTCTCACGAAACGCTGGTATGAATCGCATGGTTTCTGCCCTATCTGTCATAACGAATCAGCCCCAAAGCATAAACTCTGTGAAGTTTGCCTTGTGAAAACAAGCGAAAGGAACGCAAAAAGGCGTTCAAAAATGACAGTTGAACAGAAAAAAAGGCAGGCAGAAGCCGCAGAGAGAACAAGAAGAAAGCACATTGAACAGGGCTTATGCGGGAAATGTGGCAAACGCCCCTCGTGGGGTGGCAGGCAATTATGTTACGAATGCACGTTAAAACAAAGACGACAAAACAGCAAAAAGAAATACGATTATAAAGACCCGAATGGGTGCTTTAGATGCGGTAAACCATGCGTTAAAGGGAAACGTCTTTGCCCTGAGCATTATAAAATCTCTTGCGATAGCATTAAAAAAGCAAGAGAATCTACCGCATTTGCAGAAGCTCAGAAGAAAAACAAAGCGAAAATTGATGCTATGTGGAGTGAAATGATATGGAGAGAGCAGAAGAACGCAAGTTGATTGACTTCTCAGACCCGTGTCTACGCACGTTTCTGCCTGTCCTCTTGCAAGACCACACAACAGGCAAGAACATCATCTGGGCGACAGACCCGCCGCCTGAACTAGGCGTGGGCTTTGCAGATGAAATCACACTGGAACAGTTAGACAAGGTTCAGCTTGTTCCTCGTGTGCAGAAACGGCTGACAGACCAGAAGAAGCGCACCAGCAAGAAAGCAGAGGTGTTTACGCCGACTTGGGTTTGTAAGAAGATGGCAGACGTTGCCGAAAACGACCTGAAAGGCGAGGACTGGAAGAAGTACATCAACCATAATGTGCTTGAAGTCACCTGTGGAGAAGCGCCGTTCCTCACAAGCCGATACGATACCACAACAGGGCAGATGATTGCCGTGCCGGACAGAATCGGTCTGCTGGATAGAAAGCTAAATGTTCTGGCAGAGCAGTTCCATGACTACAATATGTGGATGTTCTGGGCAATTAGCGCCTACAAATCGACATACGGCTATGAGTGGCAAGGAGACAACCTCTTTCTGGCAAGGTGCAACCTGTTCCTGACACTGATTGAAAATTTTAGGTATCGGTTTGATGCTGAAAAGCTAGAAATTGGCTTCATGCATATTTTTCTTGACTGTATCGCAGACATCATCTCATGGAACGTCTGGCAGATGGATGGGCTGAAAAAGACAGTGCCCGGCACGGACATTCCGTGCAAAATCAAAGACTGGAAAGCCAACAAAGAAATCTTGTTCAAGGATGTTGGGGGAAGAGAAAAATGAGATTAGTTGATGCAGATAAGTTGATTTGTTTTCTTGAAGGCTACAAGTCTGCTCCTATCGTTACAAGAAAAGAAAATCCGATTTCAGTAGAACGAGTAATTGAGATTTTTTGTAACCATGTAAAAGCTGCTTGCACAATCAATCAAGAGACGATGCGCCCGATTGCGCACTTAAACATTTATCCGAATGATGATGATATGGATAAGACTTGCTATTGTTCTAATTGCAACGAGCATTTCCCGGAAGATTGGCTCTATCCGGGTTGGGAGCACGGCAATACAAAGCTAAAGCCTATCAAATACTGCCCTTATTGCGGAGCAGAATTTGAAAATGAATGCTGACAAAAGGAGAGAAGCTAATGCAGGCTGACAGAGGAATCTACCACAAGCGAGTGTGTGACCGCTGCGGAGCGGTTCTAGGCGGCAGGATGATGAACCCTGACGAATACTTCAAGGACTGGGGATGGCGCAGGGACACAGGCGACCTGTGCCCGGAGTGCTATGCAGAGTATAAGCGAGTGATCGGACGGTTCAATAGGGGAAAGAGAGGGCAGAGATAATGAAAAAGTGCGCTCTTTACAGGTGCAAACAGTGCTTTGCAACCATGGCAGACGAAGGCGATGTCAGAATCGATAAAGACATCGTTGATTGGATGTTTGAAAACGAAATGGAAGAAAGCAAAATTGGGTTTATCGCAAAATTCAAAATAAGCGATAAAGTCCTCATTCATCGTTGTGACAATAACACTGTTGGCTTATGCGAGTTTATCGGATGGAAGGAGATAGAGAAATGAATTTCTACTGCACTACTGAACATTGCTCTTGCATGGGCATTAAACAGTTCTCTGCTGGCAAGGCTATCCGATGCACAGCAGAATCCTGCAAGAACAAATCTGAGCCGTCCTGCGGCTCTTGCAAATGGTACGCAGAGCCGGAGGGCGTATGCGTGAACGACCAGTCAGAACACGTTGCAGACTTCGTGTGGGACAAACGTGGATGCAAGGAATGGGAGAAGAAAGATGAAACGTCAGCAGACCTATAAAGGGCTTATTGGAAAGGGCTGGTACGACCAAAGCGAATACAGTCACTATTTTGCAGCGTGGGCAAACCACCGAAACAACTGGGCTATCCGCAAGGCTGACAATCGCAAGCTGGCAAAGGCAAGATTAAAGCAGATTGAACGCCAGCAAATCAGAAAGGAGCTGGACGAGTATGACATCAGGGGAGAAAATCAGGAAGCGAAGATATGAGCTTTCCGTAACTCGACAAGAACTTGCAAAACAACTCGGCCATAGTTCAAACTACATTGCAAATGTAGAGCTAGGCTATAGGATTCTTGGCGAGCGAGAGCTTGAAATTGTAGCAGACTATCTAAAATGTAACGCATCTGATTTAAAGTCTACGTTAATTGACCCCGCTAATGATGACTTCGGAGGGGTCTGTAACTGCGCTGTCCGCTATTGCTTAGGCAGACGGTCATATATGCCTAGCCTTGTCTGCGGATACATTACACCGCTTCTGCCGGAGCTTACCGACACGACGCTTGGTTGCTTTGAACGTGACATTGCAGAGCGCAAGCGGACAGGATTTGACTTTGGCGATTCCTGCGACTATGAGACGTGGGATGCGTTTTACAAGGCGGTTTGTAATGAGATTAAAAGGAGAAAGAAAAATGTCTTTGTTTGAAATTGTACTCGGTTTTATTTTGACGACAATGATTGGTTTTGTGTTCGTTTTTCCGATTTATTTGGTCGAAAAATATATAGTTCTTAGCATTTTGGACGAATACATAGACAACGTAATCTTAAAAGCCATTGCGGTTGTAGCAGTCAATGTTCTTTTCTTTCTCGTTGGGTTTGCAATCATCTTTAGCGTTTACGGTTATAAGTGTTGATAACACGATTTGAAGGGGGAACGTGCAATGAGAGCCAGACCGATTGATGCTAATGAACTACGTCAAAACATCGAGGCGTGGATTCAGGAGTATAACGATGGAACAATAGGTGGCTTGTCGTTAGACGATGTGCTTGATTACATCGACACTGCGCCAACAATCGAGGTGAAAGACAATGGCTAATTATCCAGAATACCTTGAACGAAGCGCACTTATTGAAAGAATCAAGAAAGCTTATTGCGATGGTTGCGAGAACTACAACGGCGTTAGATGCCGTGCTTGCGGTATTGGCGATGCCATTGACGTTGTGGAAGATGCCCCGACAGCCTTAGAGCGTACCGCTGAATGGATTGTGCAAGACGAAGATAAGACGAGGTTCATGTGCAGTAATTGCCATGCGAGAAACAACCGAGACCGCTACAACTACTGCCCGAACTGTGGTTCTTTGATGGAGAACAGGTTATGAGTAACACCCTTTGGCATCCAGCAAGCGAACCGCCACGAGAGCGAACACAGCCTTTGTTGCTTGCGACCAAGACAACGTGGCGTGATAAAGATGGAAAAATGTTGCAAGGAATCTCGCCGACAACGTATTTTCTAGGTTGTTACGCAGACGGTCAGTTCTGGGATGAGATAGGCGAGAGACTGCCGAAAGATGTGACGGTAACGCATTGGATGGCGTTTCCGATGGTATGAGGTGATAAGAATGAGCAATTGGATTAGTGTCAAGGATAGATTGCCCGATGTTCCGAAAAACGATTTTGCCAGCGATTATGTTCTGGTTCACGACAAAAAAGCTGGTGACTGGGTAGCCTATTATGATGCAAACGGTGGTTGGTGTGAAGCAAGAGAGTGCATCCCATTCAAAAATGTCACCCATTGGATGCCTATGCCCGAACCGCCAAAAGAGGACTGAATATGGATGGATTTGAAGCGTTAACAGAAGCGATGAACCGGTGTGCTGCATCACTTGAACAGCTTGCAAATGCTATCAGACAGTCCGAAACGCAGTGCGGCTACATCAAGCAGAAGCACAATCGACCTGTATACCGTAAAGGCGCAAAATTACACGAAGGCTTCAAACGAATTATGAGAACGAGAGAGGGATTTAGAAAATGACAGAACTCAAGAGATGTCCGTTTTGCGGCAAGAACGCAGTTTACATTGGCGTGTGCGATGATGAAGGCAACTTTCATGGGCGTTTGGGATGCGAGTACGAACAAGACCCGTGGAGCGGGCTTTCTTATGACTTGCATCACGAAGGATGGGGCAAATGTATCCTTTGCACGGATGGAGACAATCAAAGCATGGGTGGCGCACTGTTTGACACGGCAGAGGATGCTATCGAAGCATGGAACAAACGCTACAAAGAGGACTGAGTATGGAGCAGGAACACAAGCCGAGAACATCAATGATTCTTCTGTTAGAACACGTTCATGCGATGGACGAGCTGACAAACGAGGAATTTGGAGCATTCATCCGTAACTACGCGCAGTATGTTGAAACTGGGCTTGAGCCAGCATACGACAACGACCGTGCTATGCGGATGCTCTGGAAAGTAGTTAAAGCGTTCGATGATATGAACGTGCAGAAGATGGAAGAACGTGATAAGCGTAGACGAGAAGCAAACAAGAAAAATATAAACAAGCGTTGGAACGATAAAAAATACGAAAGCATACCAATGGTATCACATGATACGAATGGTATAAATGGTATACCAAACATACCAACTGATACGAATGGTAGCTTATCTGTATCTGATTCTGTATCTGAATCTGATAAAAAAGAAAAATGTGAAAAGAAAAATACCAACGAAGTAAAACGCTTCAAAGCACCGACTGTCGAGCAAGCAAGAGAATACTTTTCAGAGAAGGGCTACATGGAATCAGAAGCAGATCGGTTTGTTGACCACTTCACGGCAAATGGCTGGAAGGTCGGAAAATCGCCTATGAAGGACTGGAAAGCTGCTGCACGGAACTGGATGCGTAACGTGAAAGACTGGAACGGTGGCTATCAGCAGACAATGGCTGAATTGCCTGACGAGGGAGACTTTCTACGGTGAATATTGAAAATCAGACCCAATACATCCTGTTGGGGGCGGTCCTCACGTTTTCTGAGTATGCCGATGTGCTGCAAGACCTTAAAATCGACGATTTCTGCCCAGAACTGCATGATACATTCGCTGCCATTCGTGGCTATTGGGAACACAACGACAAGTGGAACCCGGTAGAAGTCATGGGACGGTACGATAACTGCAAGAAAGCAATGGGCGAATGTCTTGATGCCTTCGGTGCAGAGTTCATCCGCAACGTCACACACGACATGATGCTTGGATGGGCGAGAATCGTCAAGGAACAGGCGGCGTTGTCCAGAGCCAGAGAGATTGCGTTCAAAATCGTTGATGGCTCGACCAGATACGCAGACCTGACAGGAATTTATGAGCAGCTAGGTGAAGCAATCAACCTGCACAGCGAGAGAAGCGATTTTATCCCAATGTGCGATGGCATAGACAACTACATCCGCAAGCTGGATGATAAGCCGGAGTATATCAGCACAGGGCTTAAAGTGCTGGATAACAACTTGCATCTTGTGCTGGGCAACTTCGTTGTGATCGGCGGCAGACCCAGCGCAGGTAAAACCGCTCTGTCCCTGCAACTTGCCTGTGAAATAGCCAAAAGCGGACGTAAGGTGGCGTACTTCAGCTTAGAGACCGACCCTGATACCCTCTACGCTCGTGTCATCGCAAATCAACTAGGCGTACCGCTTCACACGGTCAAAAACAAGACCGTCAGCATTAACGAACTTGACCGACTGGCAGCCATCAAGAAATATCCGCTGTTCGTCCGCTCTGCCGCTGGCAAGAGCGTTGGGTGGATTAGAACGCAGTCCATCAGGATGCAAGCCAAAGTAGTGTTCATCGACTATTTGCAGCTTATTCATCAAGCCGGAGCGAAAGACCGATACAGTGCCGTCACAGAGATCAGCATGGCACTGCATGAGTTCGCACAGTCCACAGGAACGCTGGTGGTAGCACTTGCACAGCTCAATCGAGAGACCGCAAGAGCAGGTATCCCACCGACTGCCGCAGACTTGCGAGAATCCGGGCAAATCGAGCAGGACGCAGATGCAATCATCCTGCTGGCACAGAACGTGACCACGAAAAAGCGGCCAGAGCAGCATTATCATTTTGCGCTTGAGAAGAACAAAGAGGGCAACGTAGGGTCGCTAGACATCGCGTTCCAGATGGAAACACAGCAGTTCAAAGAATGCGTGTGGATGTAATGAGAGGAGAATAAGCATGAAATACCGCAAGAAACCAGTTGTTATCGAAGCATTCAAGCTCAATGCGCGAGGACTTGTTGGAGAAGATTGGTTCTGGGATGCAGTAAGTAGCAATGATATTATCACGCATAACTTCGGAAAGTTTTACAATGACCCTGCGTGGTGCGAGATTAAAACGCTTGAAGGGACTATGATTGCGAGGACTGGCGATTATATCATTCGTGGCGTAAATGGCGAAATCTACCCGTGTAAACCTGACATTTTCGAAAAAACATACGAAGAATGCGTGTGAATGTGAAGTGAAAAAATGAAAATCGGATTGATTGACGTAGATGGACACAACTTCCCAAACCTTGCATTGATGCGGATTTCAAGCTACCACAAGGCAAAGGGCGATGATGTTGAATGGTGGTGGAGTGATTTTATCCACTATGACATCGTGTACATGAGCAAGATTTTTTCAGACGTGTACAGCCCTGACGTGCCGGAACCCTTGAATGCTGACAAGGTGATTAAAGGCGGCACAGGATACGCAATCCGCACAGTGGACGGCAAAGAAATATTCGATAAATCGAAAGACGTTGATTTACCGCATGAAATAGAAAAGTCTTTCCCCGATTATAGCATTTACCCACAGTTTCCATTTGCAGTCAGCATGACAAGTCGTGGATGCCCTAGAGGATGTTCCTTCTGCCATGTTGCAGCAAAAGAGGGAAGATGTGCCGTAAAAGTGGCAGATGTGAGCGACTTTTGGTGTGGTCAGGACGAAATAAAAGTGCTTGACCCAAACATCACAGCTTGCAGAGAGAAGCGTGACCTTATGCAGCAGTACATTGATACCCACGCCAAAATCGACTTTACGCAAGGTCTGGATATTCGCTTGTTGAATCAGGCAGACATCGAGGACATCAACAAAATGCGTATTGGCACGTTGCATTTTGCATGGGATAACCCTAACGATGACTTGAAATGCAAGTTTGAGGATTTCGCAAAGGGATTTCGGCGCAAGTCAAACATTGGCATGGTTTACTGTCTGACGAACTTCAACAGCACGTTGGAACAAGACCTGTATCGCATCTACACACTTCGTGATCTGGGCTACGACCCCTATGTGATGATTTACAACAAGCCATCTGCGCCGAAAGAGATTCGGCACTTGCAAAGATGGTGCAACAACAAGATAATTTTCAAGTCGGTGAAACGATTTGAGGACTACATGGCGTAAAGGAGAACGACTATGAAAAAGATTTTGACCGCATTCGTATCCGCTCTGACTGGCATTATGCTGATGACTGGATGCAACAAACAGGTGGTAGACCTGACGTATAGCTACTCGTGGGCACAGCTGAAAATGCCTGATGGAACGATTGTCGAGGGCAAGCTGAATAGTTGGGACGATTACGAGGGCGACCAGCTGCAAGTAAAGATTGACGGCGTGACCTATCTGGTTCATTCGTCCAACGTGGTCTTGAGACATTGAAAGCGAATACAGAATCTGAGCGCATGGGCTGTCAGCAATGGCAGCCTTTTTCTTAACTCCAAGAGAAAGCCCGTTTTAAGGCGTTTTAGATGCTAGGTGATAACTTTATAGACTTCGCCACGAAAATTCGCCACAGACGCTTGTAGGCGGCTCTCCGTTGATGTTGATGGTATATCTCAAACTAGACCATGCAATTAGACCGATGCAGGAGCGTGGAGAACGGCTTTTCGAGGTCAGACGTGAAAGTTATCGGGTCAATCAGAAAAACGCGGCAGACAGGCTCTTACACGCCTTTCCGGCGATGATAGCAGCCAGATGAGCGGATGTCAACGACTATTTGTCCAATCACAGGGCTAATTGAGACGAAAGCAAGATGTGTGAGACGAAATGGACGCGATTATTGCATACCAAGCGATACGAATCGTACCAGTTGATACGAATGGTATGCGTTGGTATCATGGTATACCAATCTTCCCCCCTTTCTTCCCCCTCTTTCCCCTACAACCCCTATTACCCCCTATAATCCCCCTAACTCCCCCCTCAAACAAATAAATTGTTTGAGGCCCCCACGCAAAAATAGTGCGACAACTGAAAATGACAACAAGATGTTTTCCAAAGGTTCTTTCCCCCTACAACCCTCTATCTCCAAAGCTACACCGTTAGCCAACAGAGCAGGCCGTAAGCGAGAACTGGCGTGAGGTTCGGACTGGTGAATGGTCTACGACTATTTCACATGGAAAATTGATCTCATTTTGTAATCGGTTGAATATGTAGAAATGTTGCACATCGGCATGAGCAGTTGATTGAAAGCTGAAAGCAACTGACCGATTGGATAGTCTTATTAGATGATTAAAAGTATTGAGGTATTTGCCGAATGGACAATCCTAGTTGATTGGTATAGTATGATTGTAGTTGTTGGTAATTAAATCGGAGAAGAACAAACCGAATCGGATGGTACGACTATTCCAGTAAAATAATAGTTAAAAAGATTGAGTAATTGTCTGCGACTATTATAATAAGTACGATAGATAAAGATTTTGAGGTAATGCGATTGGGATTAAAATTGACAGGCGTCTTGACAGTTATTGATTTTGGGAATGTCGGACGACTTAGCGACTATCGCACCTTTCTTTCTCTAAAAGGCAAACGACTATTTCACACAAAAAATACACGACTATTTGACGATGGTTCGCAAGAAAACGCTACGACTATTACTCTACGACTATCAGTGAGCTGCTTGCTACTATACTATATATAGGACTTTCAAAATCTAGTTGTCTGATGACTTACGACTATTCTGCGACTATTTTATTGGAGAAACTACGACTATTGGCTACGACTATTCCGGCTGGAACGCTGCGACTATTGCTGACATCTATTGGCTATCGGGCGAAAGCCCGAAAAGAGTTGCGGCGGTAGCCGCCAATGGTTCCGCGCCGCCCGTGCCAGGAAGAAAGCATAATGCTAGGCTAATGCCAGGCTAACCAGGTGCCAGGCTAATGCCAGGCGTGGGAAACATCAAAACCCCGCCGGGCTGGCATGGTTTGCGATGTGTTGCACCGTCTGGCATGGATCTATAACAGGGGCACACCGCTACGCCCTTATATACATTATTATAATAGGGCGGCTGTGCTGTCCTGTATAGCGTCCGGCGTGGCGCTGGTATCTGGTATGCGCTGGAGGTGCTGCGTCGCTGTGATGTGCTCCAACGTGTCGCACACGGTATTATAGCCGCTTTTGTCGGTCTGGTATCGCGGGCGGTGGAATAGGGAAAATCGCAGGAAAAGCGCCTGTAAAGCCACGTGTGCCGTTTTGCGGTGTGAGCTGTATAACTGCATGAACGGAACAAAACGCGCTGTAAACGCTTGTATTGGCTGCATTGCAGCAGGGCAAAACAAAAGCCCTGCACCATTAGCAGATGCAAGGCAAAAGAAAAGCCCGGTCAGTAATGACCGGGTGAAATGCTTCTTATTTGGACGCTTTAAACAGCGCTGAGAAAAACCAGAAGCAAAACAAGACACAAGATAATATCACTTGTCGTACCCCCTCAGACCACGCTAAAACGCTTGTAAACGGTCTTTTTGCTGCATTCTGCATAAATATCCGGGTGCGCTGCCTGCAAAAGCTTGCTAATCGAGTCGGACACTTTGCACGTCCTTATACATCACCTTGCAGGCGCCTGCGATAACCTCCGGTGCTCCCTGCATCATAGCAATTATTTCATCCCGCAGGCTGTTCCGCATCTGCTCCGCTTGTTCTGCAAGCCGCTTATATTCCCGATACTCGTTACACTTGCATTCTAGGTCAGTCATTTTTAACCCTCCATATAAAACGCGGCGTATTTTCCCGTTTTTGCGTTTGTGCAATTATAATACTCAAATGACGCTACCACGTTGTTAAAATCGTTCCGTGCTCCTATGTCATCGATAATAAATCGTTCCCGGCTTTTTCGGTTTGTTGTATAGGGGTATTTCGGAACAAAATTTACCTGGCAAATTGCCACCGTCAACCCGTTCACGTATGCCGCGCACGCCTGATTTTTCGGGACACGTTTCCACGTTTTTCCGTTGCTTGTAAAGCTGCGTTTTTTCATGTTTAAGTCCTCCCTCAGCTGTTTAAAATAGCAATCATAACAAGTGCGCCCGAGATCATACCGCCCACATACCAGAGGGCTGCCCATTGGAAAAAATCAAGAGTGATCATTTTGCTGTTCCTCCTATCACATAACTTGGAACAGTGCAGAGGTGCGGGCGGTGACGGCGTACAGCTTGCCGGTGGTGTTGCCCTTGACCAGTACGCCGGTAACACCGTAAACGCCGGTACTGTATGCGATGGTATCAAACCCGCATTCCGCAACGCGGATTGCGTCAATCTCGGCGAAACGCTTTTTGGTCAAGTCCTCTGCTGCGTTGGTGGTAACATAGCGGCGGATTTCTTTTAATGTGGTTTTCATGGTTTTTGTCCTCCTGTTTTGTGGTAGTGTGGTGGTGTACATCCTCTGTACATTTACTATTATACATGATTAAACGTACAAGTCAATAGTATATTCAAGATTAAACGTACAAGCACATAAAAACGTTGCACACGCAACATACAAGCACACGCCCTCCAGCGCCGCCGTCCCGATCGCCCCGGCGCGGCCTGTCTGGTATCGAGTGCAGACCGGTGCAGCGTGTCCAGCGTCCGGGCGTGTGTGTCATGCCTTGCGTGGGTCTGCGCTGCTGCCTGTGATGTGTAGGCCGTCCGGGCGCGCTGGGGCTGGTGTCTCCACCTCTGGGGTATATAGGGAGAACCGGGGGTGGGGTGGTCGACACCTCGCGTAGAAAAAATTCAAAAAAGGCGTTTTTCGGTGTTCGTGCTGCCAATACCCACCCCACCTTCACAAACCAAAACCCATCCGATTGTGCAAGTCTCCAAAAATTCCGAAAAATACAAAAAGACCCCTTTCGGAGCCTAGATTGTGGTATAATCAGCTAAAGGCTATGTGCCAAAGAAAGGAAGAACCGAAAATGAGAAAAAGAATCGTTGCGGCAGTCCTGATGGCTATCTTGGCTTGCATTATGTTGGTTGGCTGCGATAGCGGAGACTTTGCGCCTGAAATCAGCGAGGATGCTTATAAGCCGCAGTGCCGGCAGATGGATTACAAGGAACTGTTCCGCTATCCCGATAAGTACAAAGGAACTAAGGTTATGGTCAAGGTCAGGGTTGCACAGATTGTAAGCGCAAACTTTTCCGGCAGCAGGAAAGCATGGAGAGCCTACACCGATAACAGCGGATACGGATTCTATGCAGATGATGAGTATTATATGCTGGACAAGCGTGGTGGCGACGCTGTGAAGATTCTGGAAGATGATATTATCACCGTCTATGGTGAGTTTACCGGGCTTGAGAAAATCACTAGAGCGTTGACTGGCACGACCGATGAACTCCCGCGCATAGAAGTGAAGTACGCAGACCTCGCAAAATAATCCACAACACAAAAAGCCAGCGGCTAGATGTTCTCTAACCACTGGCTTTTCTTATGGGCTGTTTACTTCACGATTTTATCGTGATAGGGATGGTACTCAACATTGGGCAAGGGCATCCAATACTTCACATCGTGCATGATGCACTTGTTGTCCCGGAGCAGAACCGGCTCGATCTCGCCGTTTTCGTCCGGTTCAAAGGAAAGCTGACCGCTATCGACAACCTTTCCGTCACAAGCGATAACAGGCTCGTGGACGCACTCGCCGTAGTCAACGGTGCGCCAGAGTTTCAGCATGGTCTCGAAAGCGTAGTTGAGGTATTCCCCCATATCCTGAATCTTATCTGCGGTAAGCATAGTTGTTCTCCTTTCAAAATGCCATCTGGGTCTGGCTATTGACGTTCTGAATCATCATCACGGTGTTTGCACAAGGCCGCCACCGTTCGATGTAAGCAACAGCATTGTCAAAATCCTTGCGAGGAACGTTGCTGATGCTGTTCACATGAAACCAGTCCTGTGCATCCTTGTTGCATTCACTGTAAACCTTGCACCGGGTGGACTTGTCAATGTATGCAGGAGAGGTCTTGCCGCCAAGTGCTTCAACCACGACACGGTTTACCGCACGGCGAAGCGCCCGCTGCTGCTCGTAATCCACTGTCATGTTGGTTTCAAGAGCAGATATGCGCTTTTCGTGCTGCATGGAACGGTTGTCCAGAACGAAGATTGCTTGCAGTTCCTTGGATGCCCCTGCGAATTGGTTGACTGACACATTCTTCTCAAGGTCAATCAGCTTCTGGCGAATCTCCATGCCCTCAGGTGTCCGCTGAATCATCGCAATGTGCTTCGCCATGTCCAGAGTGATAATATGGTCGGTTCTGGGCTTTCCAGCAAGCCCATCAGACCTATTGCTCAAAAATGAGCCATAGTCTTTTCCGTCAACAAAACCATACTCGCACATACGAGGAAACCAGTCTTTGTATGCGGTCTTGATTTTGAGCCGCTCGTGCAGTTCCCGACCCAGCACAACCTTTTCGCCGGTGTCGGTGTCGTACACGGGAATAACGTCTTCGGAGAAGATTCGAATGGTTTCAAGATTATTATTCATAGAAATTTAGCCTTTCTATCTTGCGAGAGCAGGCCATCTCTGGTATAATAACCCAAAGAGAGCCTATACTCTCTGAGTGTTTCATAAGACGTTCGCTGTGGTCGGCAAACTTTAGCGAGCGTCTTATTCTTTTTCATCATCAGGCATGGGGTACTTTTCAAGGTAGGCATCGCGGACGGCCTGTGACAGCGATACGCGGCACTTCTTGCAGTGCTCCACCAGCAACTCATACTGACGATCAGTAAAGCCAACGGCTACCTGATGGCGGTATGCTTCGATGTAGGGACTTCTTGCCATGTTCTTATCTCCTTTCTTTAAGGTGCATTAAGTTTAATCGCAAAATGTGGTAAAGTCAAGCGGAAATAGACCCACGAAACACTACATTTAGTGTCCGTTCATCTTGACAAACCACTTTCTACGTTTTGCACAAAACTCAGCCCTTATTTTTGGCTGCTCCCGCTTCGTACCCTGCCCGGTAGTTCAGTTCGGACAGTTTACCCAGCGCTTCTGCGTACTCCCTGTCCTCGCTGGTCGGTTCTTTGCCGTGGGCGAGGGTTTTCAGAAATTCTTCGGTTGTCGTGGGAAAGTTCATGTTTTTTGCTCCTTTCTATTGCAGAAGTCGTTTGCTTCTGCTATAATAATTGACAGAAACCGAGACTGCGCCCTTGGTTGCGCAGCTTCTGTTTTGTGGTGGAATAGGTCATCAGTGCAACTTTGGTCGGTGGTGCTGATGGCCTATTTTTTATGCCACAAAGGATAAATCTACCGTTGTTGGCTGATTCATCGTGTGTTCTGCTGTCTTAGATTATAGACGCTTGGTATATAGTTGTCAACAGCCCAATTTGTATAATTTGCATCAGATATTTCTGATTTTTACTCATTCTAACGTAAATTTACGTTATTTGATAGCACTTTCGTAAACGGATTAGTTTACCCTAGTGATAGTAACTTGAAAATTATTTTTCGATAATTCGTAAGGCTAGTATTCGAGTATACAGTTTGTAAAGCAACGAAAAAGTTTACAGCCGTTTGACCACCCTATTGATAGTAAAAAGCTAAAAATACGCAAACTTTCTCTTGACGATTAAACGTACATAGTGTATAATAGGGTCAAGAAAGAGAGCTGGTAAAAATGAAGAATGTAGCTGCGTATGTCAGAGTTTCCACGGATGGGCAATGTGGCGAAGATAAATTCGGAATGGAAGCCCAGAAAGAGCAAATCGAAGAATACTGCCGCAAGAATGATATGAATATCATCAAGTGGTTTACTGATGCTGGCGAATCTGGCGCAAAGGAAAGGCCGGGATTTGACAGTATCGTGTATGGCGATGTTTCCAATCCTCCGTATGAAGCGGTTGTTGTTGCAAAAAGCGATCGAGTTGCAAGAGACATCAACGTTTATTATTATTACAAGATGCTTCTGCTCAAAAAAGAGATTTCTCTTATTAGCGTTGCGGAAGATTTTGGGAAAATGGGAGTTTTTTCTACAATGCTTGAAGCGTTTACCCTTTGCTGTGCTCAAATGGAGCGTGAGAACATCACGAAAAGGACTTCTAGTGGCAGAGCCATTAAGGCTGCAAGCGGCGGCTATAGCGGTGGTAAGGCTCCGATGGGATACGAAGTTAAGGATGGTGAACTCTCAATTAAAGAAGATGAAGCAATAATTGTTCGGCGTGCTTTTGAATTGCGTGATGCTGGCAATACAATTCGTGGCGTAGCAGACAGATTAAATGAAGAAGGTTACTGCGGCAGAAATGGAAAGCCGTTCACCTCTAGCACAATTCAATCTATCCTTGGGAACAGAAAGACTTATGAGGGCTATTACCGCTACGGAAAAAATGATGAATGGGTAAAAGGAAAGCAGGAACCTATTTTATAAAAAATACGGAGGATATTTTTATGATTGAAAAGAAGGTTGAAGATTCAACTGCTTGCAATGCGTTTATGAAGAACGCAACTGCTGTAATTCTTGAGTATGTGCTTGAAGTTGGAATTGATAAAGCCGTTGAAGATTGCGTTAAAGATAGTGAAATTGTTCATTGTTTTCCTCATCTTGAATCCTACGCAAAGGAACACGGATTTATCTAACCCGCCAGACATGGTATCGGATTGCTGAACAGAACAGGTGAAAGGAGCAGCTTATGGACAACTTTAATGCCATCTACAAGATTCTCAAACTGCTGGATAAGCACAAGGGCGATGAAGAATTTGACTATGAGCTTATCTCTGCAAAAGCAATGAAAATGAAGGTCTCTGACTGGGAGCAGATTATGATCGAACTGCAAATGAACGGTTTCATTCGCGGTCTGGTCTACACGCAAGATATGACGAACAAGTTCCCGCATATTGTAGAGCCGATTCACCCGCAGATTACCTTAAAAGGCATGGAGTATCTCTCCGAAAACAGCATAATGAAGAAGGTAGAAAAAGGGTTAGAAACGGTCGGGCAGTTCTTTTGATTGATTTTGAGAAAGAAATTTTCTAAATTCGCATTATAAAAACCGAATATTTGATTTTTGTGCAGTTGTAGGCACTCTTTACATTTTCAGGTAGGGGGTGCCTATTTTTTTATGCAGCCAAAGCAGTGTATCGCCATCATCGACAGCATCAAAGCGTATGCAAAGCAGAATCCGACCGAAGCACAGGTCTATGAGGACTGGTTTCAGGCGGTGGTAAACCTGAGAGATGCCCTGCCGCAAGACAAGCGGTTCGATGCCTACAAATACTCTGGTGAGTTGCGCTCTGTCTGCGCAGCCATGATGGGCAAGATGAAAACAGGCGAGGACGTGGCGAAGGTCTATGACATTATCGGCCGGACGTACCTGTTTGAAGCAAAGGACGTGTTTGACAGCTATTGCATCTACCTTGAATGGAATCGTGCGCCGGAAAAGAAGTTCTACCAGCCGAGAAGAAAGGTGCTTCTGACGCTGGTTCGTGACCTAGAGGACTTGTTTTTCCATCGTGTAGAATTTCTTGGAGTAAGTCAACCTCCGAGAACTGGAAAAAGTACGCTTTGTATATTTTTTATCACATGGCTAATGGGCAACCGCCCTGACGTTGCATCGGTTATGAGCGGACACTCTGACAAGTTGACAAATGGCTTCTACGGCGAAGTGCTATCTATCATCACCGACCCCGTAACCTACAACTGGGGTAAAATCTTCCCTGATGTTCAGCTTGTGGACAAGAGCGCAAAGGATGAAAGCGTTGACCTGAACCGAAAGAAGCGTTTCCCAACCCTGACCTGTCGCTCCATCGGCGGCACGCTGACTGGTGCTGTTGAAATCGGAGAGGGCGGCGTTCTGTACAGCGATGACTTGATTGAGGACTTGGAGGAAAGCCTGAACGTAGAGCGTCTGAACAACAAGTACGATGCCTATCTAAACCAGCTGAAAGACCGTAAAAAGCAGGGCGCATTGGAGCTGATGGTCGGCACACGTTGGAACGTGCTTGACCCTCTGGGACGCATCCAAAACCAGTATGCAGACAACCCGAAGTACCGATTCCGTGTGATTCCTGCGGTGGACGAAAACGGACACAGCAACTTCAATTATGACTATGGCGTTGGTTTTGACGATGCCTACTATGCTGATATGAAAGCCAGCATTGACGATGCAACATGGTGGGCAAAGTACATGGGCAAGCCCTATGTGCGTGAAGGATTGCTGTTCCCTGCCGATGAACTGCGGTATTTCAATGGCGTTCTGCCTGACGGAGAGCCCGATCGCAAGCTCATGGTCATGGATATTGCATGGGGCGGCGGCGACTTCACGGCCTGCCCTATTGCCTATGTGTACGGAGATGCTGTGTTCATCCCTGATCTCGTGTTTAATAACGGCGATAAGACCGTGACCAGACCGGAAGTCGTGGGCAAAATCGTCCAGCATAAAATCAATGTGGTGCGCGGCGAAGCCAACAACGGCGGTGACGAATACTGTGATGTGGTAGACAGCCAGCTCCGGCAGCAGGGGTATCACTGTTCTGTCCGCAGCCAGCGTGCGCCAAGCGGACAGAGCAAACTATCCAGAATCATCCAGTATGCGCCTGATATCAAACGGTTCTATTTCCTTGACGAAAAGCACCAGTCGAAAGAGTATAAGGCGTTCATGGAACAGGTGACGATGTTCACGCAGCTTGGCAAAGTTCCTCACGATGATGCGCCGGACAGTCTGGCACAGCTTGCCGATGAATTGTATAACGGAATCAGTAAAATTGAGCCTGTCAAGAGGCCTTTTTGATTAAAAACACAATATATTGTGTTCGCTGGGTCTATTTATTTGATTTCACCACTTGACAAGGCTTATAATGTACGCAGGAAGATTTGCAGCTTCCTCTAAGGAATAGCCCAGCGCAGCAAGGTTTTGTCATTTTTACTTGCTTTGGCGTCAATAGGCATATTCCTCCTTTCACCGGTGGAGGTTTTCTCACTCTTTCACCTTCACCGGACTTTATATGTTGCGTTTCCAATTGTTTGGGGAATGCCAGTCTGTCTCCCCCATGGCTGGCAAGCAACGGTTCGATTCCGTTACGCAGCACAACTATCTTCTTTGCTTGGCTTTCTATTCTCTGAATCCTCCACCGCTACTCCCGGCTCTCGATGCAATGGTTAGACATGACATTGCAAAGAGCAGCGGTTAACCAATTAAGCCGGGTTTCTATGTTGCATTAGCTCAGTTAGGCTAGAGCATCCGGCTCATAACCGGACATACATTGGTTCAAATCCATTATGCAGCACCAAAATTGCAGCTGACCCGTTTACGTCTGTCCAACAACTGAATGTAAAGGCTGCAATGGTTTTCTTCGGGCGAAGAATAGCACGGCTGGAAGTGCGAACAGTTTCCCAGTAGCTTCTGACAGGTCTGTGCTCAACAGCCTGTTTCCAGAAATCCAACGAAAGGAGCACAGATGGTAGCAAAAGTCAGATGCAAGCGTCCTCGAAAAGACGCAAACGGCAATCCGTGTGATTGCGGACGTTATCTTGGTGAAGTAGAAGGCAAGTTCTCCCTTCTGTGCCCTCTTTGCCATTGGATTACAATTGGAGATTCCAACCTTCCAAAAGATACATGGGTCTCCGTACCAAAGTTTAAAAACTGAATAGCTTTTGAAGCGCAGTTGTAAGCGCAGTGAGATAGACCTTAACAGGTTTGTCTTGCTGCGCTTTTTATTTTGCCGGAAAGGAGGAACACATGGCCGAGTATCAGATAGTTGTTGATGGCTTTTTGAATGAGCCGCTGACCGGACGCAGACCGATTGAAACGCCGGAGACGGAAATCAACCGGGCAAACGTGCTGAAAGTGGTCGCGGGCAAAGCAGAGCCTATTCATCTGCTGAACAAGAACGAGATTCGCTTTCTGCACAACTACTACTTGGGTAGCCAACCTGTCCTCCACCGCACAAAAGAGTACCATGCTGAAATCACCAATCGCATTGTAGAGAACCACGCCAACGAGTGCGTGGGCTTCTACACAGGTTACATGAGCGGCACTCCTTGCTCTTATGTGCGGTCTGAAACGGCAACTGGTGACGGTGAGGAAATTGCCCGCCTGTCCAATGCCTTGCAGTATGAGGGCAAGGATGCGCTTGATCGGCGGCTTTGGCAGTGGATGTTGGAATGTGGACAGGGATACCGCATTGTTCTCCCTGACAAGGGGTACAACGGCAACTACCCTGACGAAACGCCCCTTCTGGTGGACGTTCCAGACCCGGATATGGCGTATGTGATTTACAACTCCGGTATTGGACACAAGCCCATCGCCAACGTGCTGCACATCCCACGCAATTATCAGAACGACCTGAACGACCTGATTTGCGTATATACGCCAAACCAGTACTTTGAAATCGACAACGGCAAGGTTACGAAATCGGAGAACCATTCTCTCGGAATGCTGCCGATGGTCGAATACAAGCTGAACCCGGAGCGTATGGGTTTGTTTGAACCGGCTATCCCTGTGCTGGATTCCATCAACGACCTTGAAAGCAACCGCCTTGATGGTGTGGCACAGTTCATCCAGTCCATCATGGTGTTTACAAACTGTCTTGTGGACAAGGATGCTCTCGACCAAGTGAAGGAACTTGGTGCAATGTGCCTGAAATCCACTTCGGGTCTGCCCGCTTCTGTATCGCAGATTGCAAACGAGCTTGACCAGCAGCAGAGCCAGACCCTGCTTGATTCCATGTTGAACGTGTACCGCAGTTTGACTGCCATGCCCAGTGCCACTGGAAGCGAGAACGCAACGTCTGACAACGTTGGCGCAGTTATCGTCCGCAACGGCTGGAATCACACCGAAGCAAGGGCGCAGCAGTACGAGAATATGTTCAAGTTCTCGGAACGCCAAAGCCTGTCTGTGATGCTGAAAATCTTGCGTGACACGGCTGGTTCTAAGCTGATGGCAAGTGACATCAACATCAAACTGCCCCGCCGTCAGTACGATAACCAGCAGAGCAAGGTTCAGATTTTCGCACAGATGATTCAGCAGCCGATTGACCCGCAGTTGGCGTTCACTACGCCCGGTCTGTTCCCTGACCCGCAGGCTGCTTACGAAATGAGCAAGCCCTTCCTGATTGCCGCTGGCAAGCTGGGCAAGGATGGGAAAGCACCGAAGCCGCAGGAACAGCCTAAACAGGATGCTACCGGCACAAATGTCGGGAACATGGCAGATGAACAGTCTACCGATACCAATAAAGAAACAGAGGGCGAATAGCCCTTTGCCATAAACACGGCAGGGAAGCCGGGATACAAATTTCGCAGCGTTGCAGGGAAGCAACGGTAAAAAAACGCAGGAGGAAATTAACAATATGAAACTCAATGTGTTGCTTGGTGATGCCTACAAAGAGGGCATGACAGCCGATGAAATCATTTCTGCGCTTGAAAAGGTTGCAGACCCTAACGCAGAAATCGAGAAGCTGCGTAACGCCGTGACGAAAGCAAACGGCGAAGCTTCTGAGTACAAGAAGCAGCTTAAGGCAAAGCGTACCGATGACGAGAATGCCGCACAGGAACAGGCTGACAAGCTGGCTGAGATGCAGAAGCAGATTGAAGCCCTGACTGCCGACAAGGAAAACCTCGTCAAGGAAAAGACCCTTGCATCTTACCGCGAAAAGTTCGTTGCACAGGGTTATGACGCTGAACTTGCCAGCAAAGCTGCATCTGCACTGGCCGACGGTGACATGGACAAGGTGTTTAAGTTCCAGTCGGAGTTTATGACCGCACACGACACCGCTTACAAGGCTTCTCTGCTGAAGGATATGCCCACACCTCCGGGTGCGGATGGCAAGGGCGGTTCTGACAGCGAAGGCGTTGCGTTTGCTAAGAGCCTTGCACAGCAGAACGCAAATACTTCTAAGGCATCGAGTGACGCAATGAGTGCTTTCCATTAACAAGGAGGAAAACATGAAGTTTACCCGAAACACGGTCAACGGAATCAACGATACCATCCTTGCTTCCAATGACTACACCGCCATTCCCTTTACCGTGACAGAAACTGCTGCGGTTAAGGCTGGCTACCCCATGACGCTGGCTGGCAAGAAAGCTGTTGCTGCTGGCGAGACTGGTTCTAAGACCATCAATGCTGACGGCATCCTGCTGTATGACGTTGACCCGGCAGAGAACCCCAACGCTGCCCTGCTGATTCGTGGTGTTATCGACACCAAGAAGGCAGCAGCAAGTTCCAGCTTCACCTTTGACGCTGACGCAATCAAGGCACTCAAGACCGCCGTTCCCGGCATCTTCTGCCGTGACAACATCAGCGTGAACGCTTAATAGGAGGTAAAACAAC